TAAACTTAAAAATAAAATAAAATTCTCCCAGAAAAAAAAAATAAAATAAAATTCCTCCAAGCCTCAATCAGCGTCTACACTCCCTGCCCCCCACCCCTGTAGACAACTGGACGGCCTACACGGTCTACGGGGCAGGAGGCAAGCCACACATCCCCAGTAAGACGGGGTAGAGGGATATCCCTCTCTATCCCTAGTAGGTAATAATAGCAAGTGACCAAATATGGACACCGCCACCTACTCCCCCCTTAAACTCCCGGTCACCAATTGTGGAGCAAACCCCACGAACAATTCCACAAGGGCCCGTATTCGCGCACAATTGCCCGTAGCGACGTTTTCCAAGTCTCCCCCTACCTCGCCTATGGCTGGAGAGTCTAGCTCGATTCCAGGCCCGATTTCTCACTTCTGCCTTTTGGACTCTCGCCTCTTGTGAAATTTTTCACAATCGTACTTCTCATTCTTCCCTATCTCCTATCTCAGACCTACCAACTACATTTGTAGTTAGCTGTCTACAAATGTAGTCCACCTACTTTGTCAAATAAAGTACTTTTCGACCAACTTTTTGAAAACCATCTGGAAAACAAATAGCCAATTTTGGGGGGTAAAAATCCCGTAAGTCCTTTAGAATCAACAAAAAGTACTTTATAAAACAAAGTATCTTGACCTTGGAGCCGTCCTACCGGTAATATCCGCGCACTTCATCGATTCGAGTTTTTCGAGCCCTCCGGACCACAATCTCCAGCAGCCGTCCGGCGTGGAGAAATGGAACGAGGCTCTAACGTCGAACCGAACCAATGACAAGCAACACTCTAGGGAAAGCTTAGGCTGAAACTAGGCTTAGGCTGAAACTAGCGCGTACACACTCACAGACGCGGGCTCTGCCCGGTCGTTCACTAGGTAGTGTACGTTTCGTGAACCCCTCCCCTTAAATGGGGCGCGTGCCCTAACGGGCGTGAAACGCGAGGATGACCACCCAGGGAAGCGAGAAGTGTGAACATAAAGCCCATTGGCACCAGTTAGTGTGTTGAGTAGATAGCCTATAGGTTGCTGTCCGCAATTCCCGCTTAACGGCGGGATGGGAGAAAGAAACCAATGGCTAAGAACACTCAACCTAAGAACGTTACCCGTACTCAGAATGAAGAAGACTTGATTATCCTTTTGGGCGACGACCTTTTTCGCGGTCTGAGATACGGACTGCCTGAAACTTCTTCTTCTTCTTCTTCATCTGAGGGAGAGAGTAACTACAGTCAGGCAGTTATGCTCAGTTTGGCGCAAGCCCACACTGATTATAATCTCTTGATTGCAGAATACAAGCGTAAGGCAATCGAGTGGAAAAAGGGGGCAAGGGAACATATAGCCCCCTGGCTTGACGAAATTGCTCAATGGTCTAGCGGATTGACAAGGGAACATTCCTTGCAATACGGAAACGGGACTGTTAACATCCCTTCAGCAAAGGAAGCAATTGCTGCGACCGCAGTGGAGTGGACGGACCGCTTGACAAGTTTGAGTAACTCTCAAATTCGTGGCGTTCCCGCTAATGGTAACAAACCCGCTAAAAAGGCAATGTTTTACGAGGCCAAGCGATCTGCGTCCATTCGCGGCCTCACTATTAGTAATAGTGAAGAGGTAGAAGGGGAAGCGGACGTTAATTTCATCGTGCGCGACACGAAAGGTACTCTTAAAGCTCTTTTCCTTGAGGTCTGCGAAATGGCAGACCTTATGGATAGAAACGAGAGAGTTAAAGCGGCTAAGATTTTCATCCGCCTTACCGATCTGTCCAAAGATTCCCGCTTCGGTCTCTCGCGCGATTGTGTTAGGGCGCTATTGCAGGCTCGCACACTCGGGAAAATGGTCGCGGCGGCTACTCAGAAAGCAAAAGAAGCGAGCGAACAAAAAGAGGCTTTCTTAAGGAAAATTGCTCAAGAAGCCGCAGATGAAAGTAGGCTCAAGGATCTTAGGCGCATCCTGCAAAACCAAAAGGATTCGCAAGAGACTAAGACGCCACGCCCAACATTGCCGCAACCGATCCAGCCTATGAACGGGATAACCTATGAAGACAAGGCGCGCAGGCGCATTACCCGAATCATCGGCAAGGTGAGAGAGACAGTAGAACAGGAATTCGATCCGATCACAGATGAGGATATCGACAAGGTGATGGCGCTGTTAGTGACGAATGTCGATTTCTCCACGTTGGACGAATTGACTTTCGCCCGCTATTTCTCAGAGGATTTGGTCGAACAGGCCGTTGAATCCACCTTGGCCCAGTCAGTCACCCAACAGTGACTCTAAACCTAAAAACCTGACAGTTCCCTACGGGCTATCTACTGAACGCATTAGCTGAAAAGTGCCAACTAACTAACCTAATGTTACTAAATGTAACAAGTGAGTTACTTTTAGTTACTTTTTGAGTAACATAAAGTAACATTGGGTTAGTATTTTTATCGGTGGAGTATCGATGCATTACCTTGCGTCGATGCCCTGCCGATAGGAGACGTAATGATTAAGATTCGCTTTCCTTTTGGTGGTGGAGTCACTACTTTACGCGAAATGTGGGCTGTTCAAGCCCAGTTCAGGGCCTCCACAGGCATGTGCCTGTCCTTTGACGGATGGGCTAGCTATGACATTGCCCTTTTTAGGGTAACGTCTCACTTTATCTAGAAATATTACTATGTTACTAACTAAAGTTACCTAATAGTAACATAGGAGTAACATTTTTCTTTTTTAAGGGAGAGATTGATTAAGGCAATCTCGAACCTTGGCGGACTTAAACGCTATCTTCTGGTTAGCGTAAGGAGAGAATGAATATGGAAGACATCATGAACCATTGTGCCCGGACAGATTTCTGTCTTCTCAGGTTAGCTATAATTCCGATGTTTGCAATTGGAATTGTAGGGGGATGTGCGGCGCTTACCTTCCTGATTAGGAAGATATGGGATTAGTCTACTATTCCCTTAAGGGCTGAGGATAGACTTAGCCTTTAGGGGAATGGTAAGCGCCATTCCTTATCACACAGTAGAAAAACTAGATTGCAGACTTGATGTTGTGAAAGAAGGGTAGGGGGATGTGGTTCTTCCTGCCCTTTTTAACTTTTGAGGAAGAGGGATAAAGGGTAAAATCTCTATCCCTCTATTTTTTATGAGGCAGACACTTGTTACTAATGCGCAGTGCGTGGTGATGAGGAGAGGAAAGAGGGTAGGACTAAGGGAGTTATCGACTCCCTTCCTAAAAGACCTCATTCTAAAGCTTCGTACTCTGCTGGAAAACCCTCTTCTATCAGAGTATAGGAAAGCAGCTATGAACAAACGCATAGCTGACATTACTGAGGAACTTGACAAAAGAGAGGAACGAAATAGATTTGCCGAGTTCAAGCGGATGAGGGATTTCATCCTTCAAGAGATGAGAAAGAAGCGCTACAAAGTCCCCAACGGGGAGTTTAACGGATTTAAAAAATCCGGCTACGATAAGGCTAGCAACTTTCCTAACCCTAAGCATAAGGTTAGGAGAGAGGCTCCTAAAAAGAGAACAACTTAGGTTATGATCGACAGGTTGTTGCGGGTAGGTGAGGGAGTTGCTGCCTCTCCCGGAGCAACAGAGGCGTTGTTCCTTAATACCACAGCGTTAGTCCAACTTTTGAGAAGCAGGAAGATATTCTGCTTCTCTTTTTTTTTGTAGCTAAAGGTGGTTGATAGGAGACTTAATGATGCCGGTTCCGAGTGGTTTATCCTGGTGGTTTATCCTGTATAGGGAGTCTTAGATCTGTTATTATAATCTAGATAAGGCTGCGCTAAGCATGCTAATGGTGCGGCCTCGATTTTCAGGAAGCATAGCTCAACGGTTAGAGCACACTCCTTATAAGAGTGCGGTTATGGGTTCAATTCCCATTGCTTCCATAAAAGAAGTAGGCCGAAGGGTGTTTACTTCGGCCTATCCTCTTGAACATTATCCCATCTATGTGATAGGATGGCTTTGAAACATATTCTTTGAATATTATCCCACAAAAGATTATGAACTTCAATAGTTCCTTCTTTTTGTGGCCGCGCCAAGGAGTCTTGAACTCTTAAATAATATTGGGTCGCCGCAATGTGGGATGGCTATAGACTTCAGTTTCAAGTCTTCCCTTTTTATTGAGGACGATAAAGCAAAGTTTTCCGCTTTGGCGGTTTTCTCCGGGCAACGAGCAGGTAGTCGATCCTGTCAATCTTAGGGCTGCGTCCCGGTCCATATCTTGAATAGTTAAAACTGGCGTTAAAATCTTCCCACCAATAAATAGAATTAGCAAAAAGTTCAAAAGAAGTTACGAATAATCTTTAGCACCTACTCCTAGAATATATAGATATTCAAGAGGGGAAGGCCCTAAGTTTGTCCGGTAGCGCAGCGCCTCTGCGCTTCCTCCACCCATTTATGGTAGGGAAAGCTCTAGTTTAATGGAGTTGTTTCCTAGAGTATGACAGGAAGCCTACCTGTTTCCCTACCACCGATTTGTGAGAGAGGAAGGGATGCTGTCCCCAGTCGTTGCAAAGGCTGTAGACTCTCTCATCAAGCTAGGGGATAGGATAGAAAGTGCCGAACAAGGTACTTTTAGGATAGGACTAAGACTAACAGGGGACAGCCTTAGTCTTATTGTGTATCGTATCCTATCCCCTTGTTACTAATTAAGGAAGGGTAGTTTAGGCAAGGTAAAACAGGGCTGAGTGATCGTCAAGCCCGGATGAGGGTTCGAATCCCTCCCCTTCCAATAGGACAAGGATAGCTTTTAGCGGCTGGGCATGGGGGTGTCTGAGTCGCTGACCTTTGACTGGAGTTATCCTTGTCCTTACGCGGCCCTAGTTTAATTAGGGAAAACACCACACTAGATTAGTAAGGAGAATCGGGGTTCAAATCCTTGGGGCCGTACTTGAGAGATGTTAGGATAGGAAATCCCTATTGCAAGAACAACAAGTGGGAAAGTGGAAAGTGGTCCTCCTTACATTCCTATTCTCATCTCTCAGCCTAATTGAGGGAGAAGGATAATCTAATCTTAGAAAGGCGGAAACCTGTCAGCGAGATCTAAGAGTAACTTTTATCCTTCTCTCTCAATTCCCCACCCATAGCATAATTGGCCTAATGCGCCCGACAGATCGTCGGGAGATCTTCGTTCGAATCGGAAGGGGCTGGATAAATCTAAGATAGTGAACTAACAGTAGGCTATTCCTATTGGATCTCTATAGGTGCTAGAGCGTTCCGGGTTCAACTCCCGGAAAATTGGCGATAGAGATTGTTCACTAAGAGGCACACTGAGGACGTTGGGGCCGAAATCCCTTAGAGAGTAAGGGTCCACTCTCGCGTTAGTAGGTGTGCCTTTTTACCATTAATAACTTGGAGTAACACTCTTAAATAGGGTTGTTACTCCTTTTTTATTGGAGAGTCAACCTTTATAGAAAGGAGAGAGCTAAAAAATGAGTAATCGTCCCTGGGAAGAGGATGGGAAGTGTCTAAGGAGAGCTATTAGGGCCGGGCTGCTCTACTCAGGAATAGATGATGATTGCGAGTGGGTAACTACGACTAAAGACATTCATCTTAGTAAGCTCGTTGAGGCTTATCCTGAGCTAGGATGGATAGGGAGGAATAAGGCGGAAGAGTTCACTTCTCTTAATGAACCATATCTGGTTGTGTATAAGCCTATTCGGCCAACATTGGATGAGGATGGAAAAGAGGCAAATCATGCCGTCTTTATCTGCGACTATGGACCGTTTTGCGACTTTGAAGTATATGCGGTCATTCGCGGATGGGAAGATCTAAGGGAAAGGATAAAAAGAAGTCTAGAGAATGGGGATTTTGGGTCTTAGGTCGGACCTCATCCTTACGATTGATAGCGGGACCTAAACACACTTATCCGTTCTTCAATCCTAATAGATTAAAAAGGAAAAGTCAACCCTGTTGAAGTTAAAACTTGAGGACAACGTGTTGTCCTGAGCGAAGGTAATCGATTACCTTCTTCAAGTAAAACTTTAACTATTTGCCCTTCCTTTTATATATCTCTTTTGCTGGGTTCGCTGCGCTCAAGATAGCATGGATTTACGATTCTGTCAACAACATTAGGAGGAAAAGTTATGAATTCTTCAAATAAAGTTAAAGAGGAGATCGTTCTGGGGGATATCTTTTAGTGTTGAGATGGAGAAGAAGGAAAAAGAACAGCTAATAACCAATCTCAGCCCCGCTTTCTCCATCGACGTTACTGAGGATGCTGTCCGTATCCACTACGATATCATGAAGCCGATCTCCATCCCGCCCTATTAAGGGCTCTCAATGAGATCGATGCCTTTAAAGAAAAGAAGGTTGAATTCCTTTAATCGAGATAATAAGTAATGAATAGTCGAATAATCTGGTTCATTTTATTCCTTCTTCTAGGAGTCCTGATTATTGGGCTCCTGGATAGATAGGTTAGGAGCAACAATGCCATATTTACTAATGGTTCGTTTCGAGGACGAGTTTCACTTAGAGCTTCTTGAGGAAAGCGAACTGACAGCCAGACTCAATGAGGAACTTACGGACGTTTGTCTTGTGACCGATAAACAGGCAGCGGTCAAGCTCCTCCAGGACATAGCAGATTGGCCGAGTAACACCGCTGCCATCTTTGAGGTTAAGTTAGTCGTTCCAACTATCGAGTGGAGCTTGCCATGAACGGAACAACTGCTATCTTCTCCATTCTTGCTTTCCTCCTAAGCGTTCTCATCCTTAGTTACTTAGGAAGGAAAGGGAAAGGAGGACAATAGGAATGGCCAGTAAGAAGCCTCTGAATTCGGTCAATATCGACACGGCAGCCGAGACACCTCAAGACAGAAGACTTGAAGCCCTTAAGCTTCGTCTTCAATGTCTAAGAACTCGTAAGGAAGAGAGAAACGCAGCTAAAAAACAGGAAGGATAGGTTGCAGATGCGCGCCACTAGGTAAAAGTATGGTGGCGCGTGGTCTGGAGTCTAAGCTGACTCCTGACGATTAGTTAAATCCCACACTAAGGGAGGATGACTAACCTCGTCCTCCCCTTTTTCAAATAGGAAGGAGTATCCTATGTCCACTACGAAAAGAACATTATTGTTCGTTATAACCCTCATCCTCACTATCCTGTCCCTTGCCTGTTCCAGCGCCTCCGTTGGAACGAGGGTCATCGTCACCGATAGTACGGGGATCAAACAGGTCATCAAACCCAGCGATGGGTTTGTTTCCACCATCAGCCCGACCATAAGTACCTTCGAGTACGACGCCAAGACCTTCTCTCTCAGCGAAGGCGTTCAAGGCTCCACGAAGGACAATGCCCAGGTCGGCATGCAGATCCAGGTTACAATCGATCCGCCTCAGTCCGATGAGGATATTAAGGCGTTTGTCACGAAGTTCGGCCTCACTCCTGAGGATAGGAAGTCCCGCCTTGAGCCCCTTCTTCACGCGAGAGTGAACACCGAGGCCAAGAACGCAATCGCCGAGTACCAAGCCTATGAGCTTCTATCTAACCAGGAGAACATTCAAAAGAAGATCTTTGAGGCCCTAGTACCTATCCTCCGGCAACAAATGTGGCTCAAACTTGAATCCATCCAGATCGTCGGTCGTCCTGACCTGCCGGATCAGATCGAAAACGCGGCGGCGGCGGTGGTCGCCAATCAAAAGGCGAAAGAGGCAGCGGAGGCAGATCTGGCAAGGGCACGAGTCGAGGCAGAGAAAAAGCAGGTTGAGGCGCAGACATATGCCAATCCTGCCCTCCTCACCCTGGAGAAGCTCAGGTTGGAGCTTGAGATCCAGCGAGCGAAGTCTGACGGCATAGCTAAACATCAAGGCTCCTTGACGATTGTCGAGGGGACGCCACAGTTGCATTTAAAACAATAAGATGATTAAGCTGGCCATTATCTCTATTCTCATTTTCCTCCTTCCCTCCGGTCTGGTCGGCGCTTACTACTTAGGGAGGTATCTCAGCTTTAAGTTGAAAGTGCTGAATGATCGGAGAAGGAAGGAACTTAACGAGGAGTTCGACAAACTCCTAAAACTCTAACCCTAACTTAGCTAAGAAAGAAAGGATAATCCTATTATGTCAATCAGGAACGTCAAATTTGAAGGTAACGTTGAATACAAATCGAGCGTTGAAGTCACCCGAGGTGAGTTCAACAAAGTCTCCTTTCAGTCCAACGGCGACACGATCACCCTCCTGGGCAAGATCCGTGAAGTCCTCAGGGAGTCCGGCTCTCAGTCGGCTTCGATGGTCGAAGTAATCGGGGCGGACGGAAAGACGGAGATCGTCACCTCCGAAGCTTCGTCGGTTCTCAAGAGCACTGATGGTCAGGATCGCCCCTACCAGGGAGAGACGATCCGCCCTGTTCATCAGGCCCAGGCGGGGATCTAATATGTGATCGCAGACCGGCGGCTAAGAGTAACCTGGAGTAACATCTAGGTTACTCTTGAGTACCTTAAAGTAACATAGAGTAACATAAAAGTAACACGATACCTCAGAGTAGTTACTCCTTTTAAGTACTTTAAGGTACTCTTTCTACTTTGTCTTTCTACTTCATCTTTCAACCAACAGTCAAAGGAGAACTATGCATCTCGTACCTTTTATCGATCCGTCCAAAATGGACCGGGGGATGGTTCAGAACGTCAAGAATTTTATTATTTATGTGGCTCAGAACAGACCGGCACGGTGGCCCGGCTACTATTGCCTGTTATGGGATCAGGACAAGGGGACGCCCCTGGTAATTAGAGCCCAGAGTCCCTGGGGCAGATATGCCAGCGAACTGTATTTCGGCCATGATCCGTCCCAGCCGATGCCTCTCTGGGTTCCTGGCGCTCTCGCGGCAGTCGCTAGATTCTTCGGGATCGCACATGATCCTGAAGTCAAGAAGTCGATCTTCGACCTTGGAGCAAAGCTCATCGCTGAAGTGTTCCATCCTATCCAACAGACGTATGCGGTCGAAACCGGTAGTGGATCTCCCGTTCACAGTCTGGCAATGAACGTAAGTAGCAAGACAATCGCCGTTAAGTTCAAGATGGTAAAGGACGAGAATGGCGAGGAGGGACCGAGAGTAACGTGGAGGTCCCCGACTGGAGAGGAAGTGGAGGTAGACGAAGGAGATGAAGCCTGGGTGATTGTTGACCTGGAGACAGGAGAGGAGGAGGAGGAGGAGGAGAATCTCACCGGCCAGGAAGGAGATGAAGATGAATGAGAGAGAGTTTCTGCTTTCCTTTGCTGAAGCTGTGTCTTCCCACAAGACTGGCAAGGAGAATCTCACATGGAGAGCTAGAGAGGGAATCAGGATTCTGATCGATCCTTCCGCCAGATGCCCCCATTGTCAGCAAATGATCCAGACAAATAGAATCTGGATGATAGATGAAGCAGGAAAAGAAGTCATCAACATCTGGGACATTAAGACAAGTCTTCCCATCGCCAAGCCCCATCAGGGTCATCCTCACATTTCTCATCCACGAGGAGGGAGAGTTTGTCTAGGGAACAGTAAGACCCTGGTCGAAGCTCTATTCCTTGGGATTGCTCCCGGATCTCACTATTACAATACGGAGATCTGGTTCAACAAATATATCGGGCATAAGTGTCCTAACCTGAGGCATTTTAGGTGTCCAATCTGTCAGGACACCGCGCCCGAGTCTTCAGCACTTAACTTTACTACCCTGTTAAGGGATAGCTCCAGGGTGTGTTCTAATGAGTGCCTTGACCATGCCAAGATAACTAGATGTAATCAGTGCTTCGATGTCAGGGAGTTCCACGAGCCCAACTGGAAGCGGATGCGCGGAAGGTGTCAAAAATGCTTTGAGATGTCCAGCACCCAATGCGATAGATGTCACGAGCATGAGATTACCCCCTACACCTCCAGAGTAAGATCGCGATACAGTATCGCATCCAAGGTCTGGTGCTCACCATGCACAACCTATCACGCGAGAGAGTGCCGAGGTTGCAATTACTTAATCCCTACTGACTATCTAGTTAGAGGTTACTGTTCAGATTGCAATCCCTATCCTAATCCTACTGAGTAAAAGGAGAACTAAATGAATCCTAAGTTTAAACAGATCCTCATCCTCGGCGCGGGAGGTGTCGGCTACTGGCTGGCAATCGCCCTCTGCCGGATGATGAGAGGGCAACAGGTTGCGATTACTGTCTATGATCCTGATACCTTTGAGGGAGGAGATGGATTCAGAAGACTTCCGAAACCCTTAAAGGATAACTCAACGAAGGTCAGTCTTCTTAAGACCATGGTATCGTGGTCAATGGGAGATCCCCTTCCCCACGTTCATGAGAAGTTCTTCCTTCCTGAAGACTTCGGAAATGGAAACCAGGAAACCTGGAAGCAGACCCTAGTCGTGGACGCAACTGATATGTCACTTACAAAACGAGTTGCGATCTTCGATGCAGCCATGGCTGCGGGGGCGAGTTACATTCGCGTCTCCTATGACGGTCTAGGGATCGTCACCGTTTCTCCCGGCCCTCCTCTCTTTGCCGAAGGGGCGGCGGGAGAAGGAGGCTATGGCAAGCTGCCCCACATCGGCCATGCCATGATGGCTGCTGGAGTTGGAGCCAGCGCCGTCGACTACTATTTGTATGTGGGGAAGTGCCTGGAACTCCAGTTCACTATTCCCGTTCCCGAGGAGGTTTCAAATGTCGTTTGATATTCCAGTCGTTCATAAGTGTCCGATTGCAACCGGCTCCATCGGCAGGATGGAAATAGATCCTGACATCCTGGCAATGTTCGCCGGGGCGGTTCATGAACCGGATGAATGGCTCGCAGTACTATTGGGCGAGCGAACTGAGGAAGGTCTTCACGTCACTATCGAGGAGGTCTACGTTCCCCGCCGCCAGAAGAGAAGCCACGGAGCTTGTTCGACTGAGGAACCTCTTCCTCCGTTCGTCACGGATAATCTGGTCGGGGTCGTCCACTCTCATCACACGATGGGAGCCTTCTTCTCGTCCATCGACACAGGGAAGAACGGCCTCAACCAGCGCTTCCCTTCTTCGATTGTCCTCTCCTCAAAGATCGACGGCGCTCATCCTCAGATGGGAGAGTTCGCTCTCCTCGGCTTCGCCTATCAAGCCGAAGGGCGATTCAACCTGCCGTGCGGCGGGCTGGGAGTCGCCCAGTTCAAGGTCGTTCCAATAGGCGTCGAAGACTGGCCCTTTATTACCCGTCCGGTGATGCCTCAAACCAGGGGTCAATCGGCGGCCAGCCTCGGCGACTGCGGGGAATGGAGCGAGGAGAAGGGAGGAACCAAGTATATGGCGACTAGAATCGGAAGTTGCGGAGTGAGAGAAGCCAAGGCTTTGTATCGCTCGGCGGTCTTCGGAGTCGATAGGGTTTCAATCCCGCAACATCTGCCCCCGCCTGAGATCGTCCAGCCCGTCAAGTCCCTCATCGGCAAGTCTTCAAGACTCACTCAGAAGGAATATGAGGAGATCTTCCGGGAATATCGCAATCCCTGCGACTACGATGTCTAAGATGTCTAACAAGTAACATAAGAGTAACATATGGATAACATAAAGTAACATCCAGTTATCTGTATGTTACTCTCAGGAGTAGCCATGAATAAGATGATCATCGCGCTTCAAAAGCCGGTCGGGATCGATGGGAATGAGGAGGATGCCCGCGCCGGATGGAGAAAGATGAGCGATAGCCAAAGAACTCGGACTATCGCCTATTACGAGATTTTATGTAAGGAGAAATAAGATGGAGCCAATGGATTTGTTTCTCGTTCTTCTCCTCATCTCCCAGGTCTATCTCCTTATTGGTTGTGCTCTAGTTATACGCTATTGCCGGGAGATTGCAACCATCCATAAGGAAAGTAACAAGCCTCTCTTTTATTCTCTAGCTCAAACCTATCTTTCCCTCATCGTCTTCTGGCCTATGGCAGACTGGGCTGCCGCCGACGAGATAAGAAGGAACAATAAAAGAGCGGAGCGGATCGTCAAAGACAAGAGGAATGCTGGTCTTAATCCCTTCGAGGAGTGGGCTACACGGAATGGCCTTGTTCTATGTTATTCACTTAGGGGAGAAGGGGTTCCAATTCCAATGATTCCCTTTGACGATGATCATGCCGCAGCCAGGATATGCAAACAAGCCTGCGAGAAGAACGGCTTTCGAGTAGAGCTTATCCGGCTTGACGGAGAGTGGATCGTCCGGGAGATATCCGATGTCTGATAACCATCAAATGGATCTAGGAGAGGCGAAGAGAAGGGTCGAGAAGACTCTGGCGATTAAGGGATATTCAACGCAGGGGAATTGGGGATGGAGAGCCAGGGGAAAAAAGATCAACGAGAGATACTATCTCCTCCCCATTCCCTGCATCGAGAGGCTGAGATGCGTCCTCTGGCCGGAACTTCCCCCTGTTGGCCGCGCCGAATGGTACTGTTACATCTCCTTAAGGATAGGAATACAAGGAGAGAAGGAAGGGGAGGTAATGGTCGCCGGGGGGAGGATCGAGAGGGCTGAAACCCAAAGCTGGAAGATGCCGACCTTCAGGGTCTTCCTTCCCACGCTACAGCAACAGCGGCAACTGATCCTCAGATGGGATCGAACTCCGATTGGTGAGTTCGGGAATCCGGCCCTGGCCGAACTCGCTAATTATTACATTAGAAATGAGGAACTAAGGAAGGCGACCTTATGCCTCAACGCCATCACCAGAGGAGAATTATCGGCGGCTTCCATCTCAGAGGCCCTATCCATAGCTCAATATAAGTATGCCAGGACCAGGACTGAGAAGTTGGAGGCCATAACGATCTGGAAGAAAATGTTCAGCTAAGAAAGTGAGGATAAGAAATGGTAACCATGATCTTAAGAGGAAAGTGTAAGTGCGGGAAGGAAGATTGCCTGTTAAGTAAGCCTGTCCCTGTTGTCGTTGTCAGCGTCTTCAGCGTCAAGAAGGATGAGGATCAGCTAATGGCTGACAAGCTCATCTCTCTGACTGAGCCTATTACTGAAATCAGGATCGAGGGAGAGAGAAGCTTAACCTGTTGCGCCTCCGTGGTGGAGATAATCTCCGCGATCCTTCATGGAGTAGGGGGTAAGATCACCTACGATAAGGAAGAGACAGAGAAGAACGAGTTCGACGACTTTGAGATTCTTGATCTGAGGCTTTGAGATTCTTGATCTGAAAATGTAGAGGAAGGGGGAGGGTTGGATTCCTCCCCTCTAGTCTGTCGTTGAGTAAATAAGGGTCACACCTAAACGCCTTTTGCTCGATGGCCGAGATACCCTATTATACCTGAGCGCGCCAAATATTTCCAGGCCAAAAAGAGGGAGTCGTAAAATGAGCAGTCACAATAACTTATTTTTGGTTGCCCCATCTCAGGTCAACAGGATTTCACAGAGAAACGTCGCCATTCTATCGATGATCTTAAATAGAATTGGAGTTCCTGATGTCCTTCAGGAATTCGTCATTGCCTTATATGCCACTGGAAACTGGGACCGCTCGGACTGGGATGAGATATCCCTAATGAGAATGGCCAGGAGGATCACCTCTAACCCGGAGCATCAGAATAGGGCTCTTAGAAGGCTGAGGGATAAGTGCCCTGAGTTTTTCCGTTGGCAGGATGGGCAGTACTTCAAGATCGTGGAGCGCCGGATAATAGAGGAGAGAACGGAAACCTACAAGACGAAGGTCCGATATAACCTTCTGATCTATAAGGACATATCGAAGGTAATGGAGATACCTCCCGATAGTTTGGAGAAGGATGTTAGGTCTAAAGTGGAAGAAGTCTTTTTCATCTATCCCCAACAGCCTGAAAGCGCAAGAGAGCCTCGTATTCGTAGCAAGAAGTCTCTTAGTAGGTCGATGATCCGCGCACTAAACAAGTATGTGGATCGGATGGGAGGACCGGATATGGCGGCAATGGAGCTATCCGATGTGATTGAGGAGGCAAAAAACCTCAAAGCGATAGAAAAGTTCTTGCAATTACTATGCCAAATGAGAGGATTCTAATGAAATTGTTTACGTAAAACGTAAACAATCTTTCAAGACTAACCCGTGTACACCTCTATCTATTTATAAGGTGTACATGACCGTCTTAAAGGACTTACGGGTTTTAATTCTAGAGAGGGGATCGAGATGTCAGATGATGAGCAGCGTCTAAGAAAAGAGTATCAAGATGCTTTGGAACAGCTTGAGTTGTTAAGAGGGGCTGAGCAGAGACGGCAGGAAGAGGAACGGAGGAGACAACAGGAGGAAGAAAATAGAAGAAGGGATGAGGCTGAGCGTCAGAGAAAGGAGCAGGAAGAGAATGAGCGGCAGCGAAGAGAGAAACCTTGAAGAGATCTGGCCATGAGCGGCCAACGATGTTCTTTTTGAGGATAGTGAAGAGGAGCTTAGAAGCAATCCCTTCGTCTTTCCTGATAGTTCGGTAACTGAGGAAGATAAGGAGAGGCTAGATCGGGTGGCCTGGAAAATTTTAAGTATTTTGGATAAGAGAAAGGAAGAGAAATAATGTCTTTTAAGTGTAGTGGCGGTTGCAATGACGATGTCTCTTATGAAGGAGAGATGTGCGACTCCTGTTTCCATCGAGACTTCCCCGACCACGCTCATGAAATCCTCAAGGGGTGGAAGGCGGTTGACCGATTGGATCAGGCGGCGGGAAGGATCGATCCGCCTAATAATCTTCAGGCGGAACGCATCCAGCAATATATTGATGATCTCATCAAAAAGAAAGGAGACAAACAGTGAGCTTCATAGATTGGCTTCTGGGATTGTTTGGAATCAACACCCTCAAGGATATCCCTCCCGAGGAGAGGGATAGGAAGTTGGAGAAGATAGGAGAGGACGCGGCGGCTAAGGCTATGAGGAAGGCGAGGGACGAGGAGGCAGCAAAAGAGATCATCAATAAGGCTAAGGAGAAGAAGTAATGTCTCAGCATGTTTGCAGGGGGTGTAACCGATTCGAGACTGAAGATCCTAATATGCTTTGTCAACAGTGTCGGGATGACGCGATAGACGCGCATACCGATCCTGACAATGTGGAGATGGCATCGAGGGACTATGATCTAGGAGAGGCAGCCTACCGGAGAAGATCCAAGGAAGCCTGGGAACAGGGAGGAGACGGATGCCTGATCTTGTTTGTTCCCCTGGCTGGCCTTCCCCTAGTCTATCTACTGATAAGATATCTAATCTAAGAAAAGAGGTAAAGGATGGAAACGATTATAAGAAATAGGTTATTGAAGCTCGCGGACTTTGTTGAGAAGCTCCCTGATCAGAAGTTCGATATGTATTGGTGGGCATCTTCAAAGAAGTCCACCGATCTTTTTCTGAAGGACGATGAAACACTTAATGATCGCAAGCTGACCAAAAAGGGACAGCTAATTACAGCTGAATTCAAGGCCAGCAAGCACGCCAAGAACTATGCTCTCAATACCTTGGAGGTCAAGTGCATCGCCATCGAGGCGAAAGGAGATTACAGAGGAGCTTGTAACACCGTTATGTGTCTGGCGGGATGGACCGTCTTCCTCTTTCAGGATAGGGTGAGGAAGAATGAGGAGATCAGGGCGAACGCCGTTAGACTCCTTGGCCTTAACGATAATCAAGCAATGTGGGTCTTCCATGATGTCTCTCTGACAAGAGAGAAAGCAGCGGAGAGACTGAGGATGATCGCTAACGGCGACGATCCTTACTCATCTCAATCTCAGGTCTTCACTCTAAACGTTGATTTAGATGAGGATGAGGATGATTTAGATGAGGATGATGAGGATGATGAGGATGAGGATGAAGATGAATAAGGATCAACTCTACCTAGTCTGTCTAGTGGAGGAGGCAAGTGAGATCATCGATGTCCTCGCCTCTATTCAGAAGAGAGCGGCGAAGGTTCTCAGGTTTGGATTTGAAGAGTGTCAGGAAGGTCAGGACGACGACAACGAGACTAGACTTGCAGATGAGATTTGGGATTTTGAATTCCTCATCTCTCAGCTTGTTGGCCGGGGCCGTCTCTCTCGCCTAACCAGGGAACCGGATGCTATACTCACAAAGGAGAAGGAAGCAAAGTTTGAGCGCTTCCTGAATCTCTCTAAAGAGATGGGAATTCTAGAAAAGGAGAAAGACGAATGAAGACTTTAATCTTGTGTTTGTTGATCTTCCCCCAGGATGTAACATATGTGAGGGTGGGACCGGAGCCGACGAGGGAAGCGATCAGGTTGAGAGAGAAGTTTGAGGAATGGAGAAGGACGACTCTTCTTGTATTGGATGGCCATATGAAGGAAGATCCCAATTGTATCTATCGGCATATGAGGGAGACTTTAAGGACCATCCACTTTAATTATGGATCTTTTGACGAGAGGAAGAGGATGATTGGATCTCCTGGGAACAACGTTGAATTTCCCAACATCGTCATCAATAATGGGGTCCAGTGGAGTGAGCGGAATGCAGTAGAAGATCTTCTGCATGAGATCGCTCACTTCTCCAAAGTCCCTGGAAAGAAAGGGTTTATCTGCGGAGATGACTACCGGCCCAGCGGTTTCACGGTTTGCATACTGTTTAATCGGCGGGTCACCTCTTCGAGTGAGTTAAGCTCAGTAGTACGGGAGCATTTTGGCAGGGAGTTAAATGCCTTAGATAAGGAAATATTAAGGTGAATGTGGAGTCGTTGGCTGCCGGAAATTTTCAGAAGATCCGTCTCCTGCGAAGGATAGCTCCTCTATTAAAGGGAAGGATCGAGCAGGAATTAAAAAGGATGAATCTGAAAGAATTGATGGACTTGCATATAAAACTTCATGACCATGTAAGGGCTAGGCTGAAGGAGAATGGTAAGGGATATTCTCCTGGAGGGATGTATAGAGGAATGAAGGGAAGCTCCCTTTTTTGGATGATGGCTCCTGAATTAAATAGGGCGGCGGACGAGGAAGAATCTCCCACAGCCCTTGGAGAGTTGAGAGATTTGTCGGATGATCAGATCAGGTCATATATGATCTGGAGGTCCGATCATCAGGGGGGAACGTTCGATGAGTGGAAAAGGGCGAGGGCGAAGGTGGAAAGATCTTTTAGCCGAGCCTGGGCCAAGAATCGAGGAGAGAGAACTAAGGGTGGAGAGGATAGGACAGAACATGGTAGTGGAAGTCTCAGCCTTTCCATTCGACGTGGTAACGAGGGAAGCAAACAAGGCGTATCGTCCAAGAAGGACGAGGTTCGTGCCTATGGCCCCCGAAGTTATCGAGGAAAGAAAGATCCGGGCCAGGAAAGTGATGAGGGCTCTAGCTCTCTTTAAGCAGAGAGAGCTAATGTTCATGGGGGCTTGCACGACCTGCGGCAAGAATCCTCCTGAGCCTGGGAAGAGAAGTTGTTCGGCCTGTAGGGAACGGCGTTCTCTATGGTGGTAAGGAGCGACGATGAATAAGATAGTAGAATTGTTGGAAGAGTTCATAAATGGAGCTTTTGAAGCAAGTGTAATCTGTGAGATTGAGAGGGATCTTCTGAGAGAGTTTGCTCCCGAGTGGTGGGAAAATAATATCTCTGACATGTTGAGGAGAGAAAGAGAGGCTGACTCTGATCCCCCAACCTATGAGGGTATACCTTATGATAACTAGAAAGGAACGTTATCAAGTCAGGTTGGAGGTGGACTTTGAGGTGATTGCGGGTGAGCTTCAAGTAATGGAGCGTGACCTCGACCGGATGCCTCTCTATCGGTTCCTTCAGGTTTATGATCCCGAGAGAAGAGCAGCTAGATTGTTCGTCATGATTGAGGACATTGACAAGAAAAAGAGGAAGGAGGAAGAAGGATGATCGAGGGAATATTAGATAAGGCAGCAGAGGAGTTTAAAAAAGAGGAAGCTCCACTCAGGAAAAGTGAGGAGAAGAAGAGGCAAAAGACAGCCAGGTTCACGGTTGACTACTGCCGGATAATTTTAGAGGGCGTGGGTATCCTTCTCCATCCATCCACCATGATGGCTAAGAGAGATGCTGATTACTATCAGAAGGCCCTCCATATCAAAGAGGTGTGTGAGAGGCTGATCAAGGAGAAATAAGCAGCATTGCTGGGATGATTAAATCTCCTACTAAAGTAGTGGGAATTAACCATTAACCTAAATTGAAAGGAAATAACAATGAAGAATATTTTGATGATCGTTGCGTTCGTGATCGCCATTAGTATGGGCGTGATGGGTCAGGATAAGCAGCCGAAGTATATCGGCGGTGGATTCACTCTCGGTCAGGGGAATGTTCAGTCCACGGTTGCGGGTGGGTTCATCGAGGGGAACTATCCCTTCCTGAATCTGTTCGAGTTCAAGGGTGGAATGGGTGTTGAGAACAATACTCGTTTCGGTGGGGGAGTGACCACGATCACCCTTGCTCCAGAGATGAGGATGTTCGTTCCAGTCTCGAAAGACGTTGAGTTCTTCGCCGGTGGAGGCGTGGATGCTCAGATGTTCCTTAATAATGTCTCTGACACGGTTAACCCGACCGCAACTTTCGGCCTTCGGTTCGCTAAGAAATATTCGATTAGGTTCACCAACCTTTTCGATAATATGAACGGCAATGGGCCGGACGACTTCCGAGGAATCCGAATTGGTGGGGATATCTTCCATCCGATCAATGATCGATTTGCCCTCATTGGAGGGTTCGATTATGATCGCCAGACTGCGCCGTTCCTTCCGGCCAATCAGTATAAGGGGAAAGTTGGCATCGCCATCAAATAAGTCTGATCGGGCCCAGTTAGATTCGGTTCGTAGCCGGGGAATCTTCAAGCAATCGCTTAAGGGAGAGATGTTTGGAGATCACCCTGGCTATGTCGATCTAACTATCAGGGTCAGCGTCTATAATCCATTGAGTAGGCGGGAAGAGAAACTTCCGGGGAAGGAACTATCTCTTCTTGTCTCCTCAGTGGAGGAAGTAGACGAGATGTTGAGGGTAATTGAGGCTACCCTTAGGAATTGGATCGCCGGGATTCGTTAGCCGGATGAAAGAATAGTAACATGCAGTTCGAGCGAACCGTCACTACTGACAGTAACATCCTACATAAGTGAGCCATGTTTGATGACAGTAACATATCCTATGGGCGAACCAAATGATCGGTCGATAAGTAACATGGGAGATAAGTGATCCAAAAGATGTGATCGTAACAGATAGTGCAAGAGAATCTCAGTGAACGTTAGTAACAGATTAAGCGAGTGAACCACTTAATAGGATAGTAACTAAAAGCCAGTGTGATCCAAGTCTTTAGATAGTAACATATCAGAAAAGAGAGTCATCTTTTGGGATAGTAACGGAAAGTTGGAGCGAACCATTTCACGAGATAGTAACAACTTGATAAAGTGAACCACTTTAAAAGTAAGGAGTAACAACTGATGGCAAGAACCAAAAAGGAACAGCCGACAGGTGGAGCATATGCCGAGCTTTTGGTTCCTATCCAAAAGCTGGAGAAGGATGTTAGGCAAGCAGTCCGAACGATGCCGATAGGACAGGCCAGGTTTCTGGTCGATGCCTACTACAGTTTACAGATGGATAGGATAGCGAAGGCCGCGCAGATTCGGGCAATGGAAGCCGCCGATCAGAGGGAACCTCACGAAGTTCTAGATTGGCTTTTCGCTCAGGATGAGATCCTGGAGAAGTCAATGAAGAATGTGTTGGGAGACTTCGCGGAATCAAGGGTAGTTGGAAGATGGGCATTGTCCATCAATGGGATCGGCCCGGTTATCAGCGCCGGTCTGATTGCCAATATTAAGATGGTGGTCTGGGTCTGTGCCGCCTCACCTGAGGTGAAGAAGAAGAGAGTAAGGGTAAAGGAGCAGTGTAACATTCTCAATCCTTGTACGGTAGCCTGTCATGAGGAGAGGACGAGCATGGCGGGAAGGATCTGGAGGTATGCAGGTCTTGACCCGACAGTAACCTGGGGCAAGGGAGAGAAGAGGCCCTGGAATAGCGCGCTTAAGGTCTTATGTTGGAAGATCGGAGAGAGCTTCGTTAAGCAGCATAACAATCCTAAAGACTTCTATGGCCAGTTCTATCGAATGAGGAAGGAGAGGGAGGTCAAGAAGAACGAGGCCCTTGAGTTCAGGGATCAGGCTGAGCATATTCTCAAGACCAAGAGAATAGGACAGGAAACCGAAGCGTATAAGTGGTACTCTCAAGGGATGCTCCCGCCCGCGCATATCCAAGCTAGAAGTAAAAGGTACGCGGTAAAGCTGTTCCTTAGTCACTGGCTCCAGGTCGCCTATCGAGAGACATTCAACGCCGATGCTCCCCGTCCTTATGCCCTAGACATTCTAGGTCACAAGGATGAGATTCAAGTTCCTAATTGGCCATTCTAACCATGGCCAATAATAGTAACACTTAATTAGAGTGAGCCGGATAGATAAATAGTACCAACATTAGGGAGCGCCTAACTTAAAGGAGGAAATATGATTGAACCTGAACGATCTGTTGCCTTTCCTTTGGGGCAAGTAGTTGTAACTGACGATGCGATGGCTGAAATAGTCCTCGCAGGTCAGACCGTGGATGAGTTCGTCTTCCGTCATCTAACTGGTGACTGGGGCGAGGTGGATGAGGTAGCGTGGGAACTCAACAACCAATCAGTAAGGGTAGGGGGACTTATCCAGTCTGTCTATTCCACGGATTGGGGAGATGAAATCTGGATAGTAACAAGGAAGGATAGGTCTGTTACTACCGTCCTATCCGGTAATGAATTTTAAGAAGGGAATGAGGGAGGTAAAGGATGTCACTTAAGAAACTGAAGATTTCTCGAAGTATCTGGTTACGGGGTGAGGGAGCTAATAAGTCCTTCTTGCTTAGAAGCAGCGACGGTAAGAAGTGCTGCCTTGGGATATATCTATCGGCATTGGGAGTACCCGATGAGAAGTTCCTTGGGATTGCAAATCCCTGTTTCGTGGAACAGGATATACTTCCTGCTGAGGCTAACTGGATTATATGCAAGATGGAAAATGGGCAGAGAATTAACAGCGAGCTTGCTAGACCGCTCATGATAAATAACGATGCAATCGTTCAGGAGAATGGCACAGGGCTTAAGGGAGTAGGTAGCGAGCAGGAGAGAGAAGAGTTGATAGCTAAGGGCTTTTTCCAAGCTGGAATAGAGGTGGAGTTCGTAGAATGATTAGGGAAAGGAGGGCTAACCGTGTTACTAGCATATGAGGAGGGAGTGAAGGACGGCAGAGCTGATGCTATTAGAGAGATAATCCATATCCTTAATGGCTCTCATGTCAAGTTTCGACAGGACGGAAGAGATTTGAGGGAATATCTGATGGCCAGGATGGGAGTAGACGAGAAGCTCTGGCCTCTTTATCTTGAGGGAGAAGTCTGTCTCACGCAAGAAGAGGTGGATAAACTGCCTCAAATCTAAATGGAGTTCATGGACTAAAATGAGAAAACCATTCTGTGATATCTGCGAGGAACCTTGTGAGGATAAATACGTCGATATCAGTCTAGACGTGCCTTATGGAGATTTCTATAACAGACCTTGCGATTCCAGTCTGGGATATGAAGTCGTCCAAAGTAGAATAATTGCTTCCGTCACCTTTCGTTTCTGGAAGCATCGAACCGGATTTGGAGGCCCGCCTGACTTATGTTTAAAGTGTAGGATAGAGATCCTCCAAATGTTACTAAACAAGGAGGAAGACTTTCTTCTTCTTCAAAAAGGGAAGACTAATAAGAATGACAGAAACGATAACTGTACATAGAGTAGGTGATACTCCGGTAGAACTCGATCCATCAAAGTTGATCTATACGGATCGGACGAGGATGGAGACGGGAGTTTGTCCTCGGAAGAGATGGTACGAGTACGAGTATGGAGTAATGGGATATGTCCCCTTCGGACGAAACGACGATCTCAGACTGGGATCGGCAGTTCACGAAGGGATAGACCTGTTAATGCAGGGTGGAACTTTGGAGAAGGCTCTACACTTGGCTGAAATAGACTGGATGGCTGAACCCCACTACCATGAATCGATCCTTCCTGAGATCCAGGAGATGTTGTTGATGGACGGCCTTCATATGGTGAAGGCATTTATCTGCGGGTTTTCCTGGATCTATCTTCCTCAGATTATGAGCGAGTATGAGGTCGTGGAAGTTGAGGAAGAGACTAACTGGTTGTTGATGGCGGACTACGACGAGAACTCGAAGGGAGGGATCATTGTCATGTCTCGTCCTGATGCTGTCCTTAGAAAGAAGGACACAGGCAGGCTATGGCATATGAGTCACAAAACCTTGGGCTATCCTTTCAACGAGCATCAGATCGATAAGTTGGCGGTGGATATTCAGCGCTTTGCTGAGGGCTATGCGATCTGGGCCAAGTATGGGGAAGCGCCGGAAGGGACTCTCTATAACTATTTCCTTAAGGGAGATAAGCGTGAGGATGAGGAAGTCTCAATCAGCCGCTTCTCTTCAGGTCTTATCCGGCCCTATATGAACAGGCTCTCCATGACAGGTGGCGGACCTAAGCCTGAAGATCTCGCCTTTTCCTACGAGTGGAAGGAATTGGACAGGACGACGATGGAAGTCAAGAAGAAAAGATTAGGAAAAGGATGGGAAAAGGTTGACATCTTTAGGGAGATGGACTATTTGATTTATCTTGAGTGGCTGAATGAAGGGTTGATCAAGCAATCGGGCAGGAATTATCTCAGTGAGGCAATGGCCTGTCTGGCTCAAGTTCCGTTTAATCGGGGACATGCGGAGCGGTGGAAGCTGGGGACGATAGAGAAAGAGAACACCTGGGCATGGAAGGTGGATTCGGTAAAGACGAGGATGTTTGATGAACTTTACGTCTTAGATAAGGAAGTCCCCCTTGAAAGTAAAGAGTGCTTTTCCTATAATAAGAAATGTCCCTTCTACAATGTCTGTTGGAAGGATTTGCCGATCCAGACCTTGATTGAGGAAGGGAAACTTGTTGAGCGAGAACCCAACCATCTAGTTGAATTAAGAAGAGTTAAGTAGAGGTAAGATGAACAGAAAGCCTGTTGTAGTTAGCAGGGCACAGGTGTCTCCTGCTGTCGAAGCGCCTGCCATCGTTAAGTCGATTGTCGATCCCGTCTTCACCGGAGAAATTGGTCCGACCATTATTCATCCTGACTTTGAAGGGTTAAACCTTATCACCGGATTTAGGGGAAAAGGAAAGACCTCTTATGCCTTGAAGGTGGATCGGCCCTCCAATATGTGCATGCTGGATTATGAAGATAAGGGAGTCACGCTAGTTAAAAAGATGGGAATCGGTTCCTACTTCCAGCCCATAACTGATGTAATTAGAACATTTGGAAGGGGAGCTAACCTCCAGGCGATCTATGATCGGACGGTTCAGATCCTAGAAGCCATTCCAATTGGAAGGTTTACTACCCTCATCATAGATAATGCCCAGGATCTTCAAGATTCAAGTGCGCAGCTAATCAAGAATAATCCTGCCCTTGCGGTTAAGTATGGAGTAAGACCTGAGAACGCGATAAGTGGAGGATATGGAGGAGCGTGGCCGGGAGTTAAACACGTCATCGCGGAAATTCTTCACCTTGCCAACAGTAGGGGAATCAAGGTGATAGTGGTTACCTTCCAGTTAAAGGGAGCCTGGAAAGACGGCAAGCCCCTGTTTAATAAGTTCAAAACAACGGATGTTGCTATCTGGCATGAAAGATCTGTCCTAACCCTGGCGCTTGTCGATCCTACTGCCCAGTACTTTCCTATCCCTAGAGCGTTGGTTATGAAGGAGAGTCTCTCCACCATGGAGTGGGATGAGGAGAGGAAGATGACTGTTCAGGTAAGAAGGCTTCCTCCTGCTCTTCCTAGAGCCGAGCCGAGATTCGTCTATGAATATCTGGATAATCCGGTTGACCTTGGTAATCTGAAGCCAGGAGAGGATGTAACCGCAAGCGAGCTATCCCCACTTAGTCCTACTTTCGATAAGGAACAGTTATCCATTCTAGAGAGGATGGCTAGGGCTCAGAAAGAATTAGGGATAGAGGAACAGGAAGGAGAATAGGATGTGGCATACACTGGCTCACTTAGCAAAGAATATTTGGTGTCATCTGGTCCATGTAAACCATTGGGAATGTACGGACGTTTGGGGCATCTCCGCAAATGGACTTAAGATTGCCGACTTTACCTGCCGTAAGTGTAGCAGAAAGTGGAACGTAGTAGCATAGTTGGGAGAAATCCATGATTGTCAAATGTATCTGTAGTTACCCGCCTCAGGATGCCCTTCATGGTAAGGGTAATAGAGTAGCCAATCTGACTAAGCATCGTGACCCTACTAAGGTTAGATGCACGGTCTGTGGCGCGCTCATTTCAGTAAGCAGTAAGGAGTCAAGTAGTGAGAAGAAGGTATCAACTAACGCAAGACGGCGTTAGGTACGACTTAACTGGAGATCAGTTCGATCTGCTCTCCAAGAAGGTCATTCGTCTGAAGTTTCCGACTGAATGGAAGCTTCAGAGGAGGGCCAACGGACTTGAGGCAAAGGGCCTCATTAGTAGAAGTGTAGCAACTTCCAAGTCCGTAACCTATAAGAGAACTGAAACCGGAACAAAGGTCTTCAAGGCTCTAAGGGACAAGGAGGATGGAAGGGGAAAAGTAACAGTCAGTAAGAAGAGGTAGTAAGATGTCAGAAGAGTTGGAATCAGAAGAGTTGAAATTTGAAGAGTTCGACATCAATGATCCCGCCTTAGGCAAGGTAGCTCCCGAGGTGGATACTGAGGCTATTCCAAAACAACATCGGATGGCCCCGCCGCCTGACGGTTACCATTGGGTAAACGCTAGGCTGGCGAATCGAGAAGGAAAGCCTTCGGTCTACGTTAAGGGAAAGAGAACTCCTGACGGTAAGATCCTCGATGGTAAAGTAGTGGCGGCTATCGACTGCCGTATCTATGATGAGGAAGCCGAACAGGAGATGGGCTTTCTCAGAACGTGGTATCCGACAACCCAGGTCTTCGCAGGTCAGACCGGATCTCTGTTGACTGCCCTCTGCAAGCTTGGAGGGAAGCCGATCAAAGCTGGCAGCAGTTTTGACACGATTGTGAAAACAGTCAACGAGTTGTTTGAGGAGAAGGGAGACGCCGGGGTTAGGCTTTTAGTCAAGACCCGATGGATCAAGAGCGTTCCTCGGGCTGAGGAGATGAAGAATCCTGATGGAAGTCCCACTGGAATCTTCACCTATGTCTTGAAGCCTGGAACGACCGAGAAGATCTATGATGAGTTGAAGGGTGAGAAGAGAATCAAGGCGCAGGCTGCCCTTCAAGGAGTCGATGAGGCTCAGGCTCATCTCTTCCTGGACCCGGTAACAGGTGAGGAAAGGTCGGCTATGGCCGAGGTTTCCTCGCTGGAAGATCCGGCGTTGCTGGTTAGTGAATAGTTACTCTATGTTACTCCCAAGGTACTCTATGTTACTTTGGGAGTAACATTCTTAAGAGGTTAAGGTATGAAACCTTTTAGACATGCAAGGTCTAGTGTAAGAGAGTGGGGAGGGGGAGTTGAGGACTACTTAGCTATCCATGAAAAGATGGACTGTTCCAAGATGGCGCATGCGACCGTGAAACATAGGGTGATGTTCCATTCAGCTTTTGGGATATATCTAATGGCGGATATCTTTGGTAACACTATTCTTAATTCGGACAAAGTGGAAGTTAGTGTAAGGGATATAGCTGAGAGACATGTGCTGGAGGACTTAGGTACTATCCCAAGTCTGGACAAATGGCTAAGTGCTATGGAGTTGCAGGAGTGGATGGGCGGACCTGTGAGAAGAGTAACTAACGTGTCCCTTGTAGACTAGGAGGATATGTGGAAGCAAAGACAAAGTTAACTGAGATCAAGGCGAGAATGGAAGAACTAAAAAAGGAACTAGTTGACACAGCTAAGTTAGTAATTAAGGAGTCAGTGCAGGAGCTATTCAATGAATGGCCGGAAGTAGTAGCGGTAAGGTGGACTCAGTACACTCCCTACTTTAATGACGGAGATCCTTGCAAATTCGGAGTCAACGAACCTTATGTCAAAATAGGAGATGTCGAGGGCGAGTTCGAGGACGAGGATGAGTGGAAGTACGCAGGAGATTTCGACTACGGATCTGTGGAAGAGAAAAGACTTGACGCCTTAGAAAAAGATTTCAACTCTTGTGAAGAGGCTCTGCTAACATGCTTTGGGGATCATGCGCAAGTAACAATCTATAGAGGTATTAAGAAAGCAAAAGTAGAGTACTTTGATCATAGTTAGTTTAAGAAAGCCCTAAAGTTATATGGAGAATTCTCCTATAGGGAGGAGTTGGATGGGAGTTAATTTTCTCAAACCTGAATGTAAAGGTTGCCCTCTTCATGAGAGAGGATGTACAAGTGGAACCAAGTTTACCCGTATCGAGGGTAACGGTTATTCTGGGGTAATGATCATAGGAGAAGCTAGTGGGAAGGAAGAAGACTTGGAAGCGCTTCCGTTCCGTCCTCACGCTCAGGCCGGGTCTATTCTCCAGAAAGCCATAGATCTTGGAGGGATGAAGAGAGACGACTTCTGGATTACTAACATCTTAAGGTGTCGTCCTCCAAATAATGTACTAGCTGGAGCCGAATATGAAAGAGAAGCAATCGACCATTGTCGTCAATATCTCAATCGAGCTATCGAAGAACTTAAGCCAAGAGCAATTCTTTCTCTCGGCTCGATCTCTATTAGAGAGCTTACTGGATTCCATGGAGGCAAGCGCTCCATTACTTACATACGAGGTTATCCACTTCCTGGCCCAAATGGGATCGTCACAATTCCAAGCTTCCACCCAGCGTTCATCATCAGAGGAAACACCAAGTACCTTGGACTCCTCATCAAAGATCTCAATGCAGCTAGATCTGCCGCTGCGGGACGCCTAACATATGTTATCGACCCTTCGACCGAGATAGAAGCGTTGGAAGGAGTCGCTGCCCTAGAGCGTCTATATAAAGAGGCTAGCGAAGATCCTGAGGTTTGGATTGCCTCGGACATTGAGACACCTTATTCAAAGGAAGGAATTGAGGATGAGCTTATCGAACTTGGAAGAGACGGTGACCTGGGAGGAATGGATGAAGGAGGCGACGGAGAATCCGCAGACGTTGAGCAAGCCTGTGACAAGGGCGGACATGACCCTATTGATGCCATACCTGGACAATCTTCCATACTTTCTATCCAATTCGCCATCTCCGATACCTGGGGAGTCTATGGAGAATGGAAAGACCCCAAGATCAGAGAACTAGCGTTTAAGATTTTAGCGCTGCCGAATCCTAAGGTCTTCCACAATGGAGATCACTTCGATCTCCCGCACTTGGAGAGGGAGGGGGCAATAGTACGAGGCACAATCTATGACTCCCTCTCCATGCGGCGAGCCTTACAATCAGATCTGTTGGGAAATCTTCAGCAACTAGCTGGAGACTATGGCTGGACGTGGCCATGGAAACATTTGGCGGGGACGAACGATGTCCTTTATGGGGTAGCAGATGTCTGCGCTCTAGTGCGCATTTGCGCAAAGCTTCCTCTTGACCTAGATAGACTAGGGATGTGGGATGGATACGAAAGATATATTAGGGAAGTAAGGGAGAAGGTCGAAGTTCCCTGGGAAAAGAGAGGAGTTCCAGTCAATAAGGAAAGACTGGATAAGTTTCGGGAGGAATTAACTTCCAGTGTGGAGGGAAAATTCAGCGAGATCTCCACGCTCATTCCTCCCGAACTCAACCAACGAGGACCAACCAAGGATGGATTCTCGAATCTTCCCGAAGAAATAAAAGAGTTCGTCTATGCTAGACATCCTGACCTATTTGATCCTGTACCTAATAAACGTGGTACGGGCACTAAGAAGAACCTAATCAAAGTAACTGACATCTATCGTATGTTACTCGATGGTACTCTGGAAGGTACTCTTGAGTTAGTCTTGAGTACCTTTCCAGATTTAAGAGTAACAGAAGACGGTAGCAGGTTATATCGCCATATCCCCTTTAATCCTAGATCGTCCGATCAGATGATAAGGTACATTAAGTATCGGGATTATGAGGTTCCTAAGACCTTTAAGGAAGGGAAGGAAACGACCGGCGACAAGTTAATGAAGAGGCTTCAAGCCGAGACGGGAGATCCTATTATTGCCTTGTCCAGGGATATCCGGGCGATAGAGAAAATGAGAGACTCCTATACAGGGAAGATTAAGGAGGATGGGACAGCTAAAGGAGGATGGGTTCCCGGCATAGACGGGAGATTGAGAGTAGTAGCTAAGACTAATTCCACATGGCAATACTCTTCTAAAGGAGGAGCTAACGTCTTCGCGCTTCCCAAGCGGAGAGGAGATCTGGCTCAAGGATTTAGGAGATGTGTGGCCGCTGAGCCTGGGCATCTCCTGATCGAGTTCGATTATAAAGCCTTCCATGATCTAACGACTGCTTCCCTGGCGAATGACGACAGGAAGTGGCGGACGGCAAAGTTAGATCCCCATAGTTATGTCGCGGGATGGTTGGTAAAGTATCCTGGGATCGAGAAAGCGCTTGAGATGAGCGATTACGATCTTAAGCAATATCTCTTGGAGATAAAGAGCAAGTACAAAAAGGTAAGAGATGAGCAGGCTAAGCCTCTTAACCACGGTACTAACTTCGGCCAAAGCGCTCGCCGGTTGTACTTTGAGAACGAGGAGTACTTTGAGTCTGAGGCTCAGGCGGAACAACTTCTCTTCCTTCTTAAGAGAATCTATCCCAAGACATTCGCATGGCAGGAGAATCTTTTAGAGTCTCTGGATATAGGTAGGGGAAAGACTCCATATCTTCAATCTGTCTGGGGAGCGCGGCGATGGTTCTGGCATGTATGGGCCAGAAGAAAGAACAAAAGGGGGGAGTGGTATAGGGCAAGAGGTGAGGATGCGGAAAAGGCGTTAGCCTTCCTTCCCGCCAATCATGCTCATGGAATGTTTAGAAAGATGCTGAGAGATCTAGCCGACCTGGACTATACTAATAGGTATGAGTTGGTTCTATTTCCTCACGATGCAATGGTCTTCCATCCTCCGATTGAGCTTGCCGACGAGTGCCTAGAGAATGTTAGCAGGATTCTTCAGCTTCCTGTGATGGAGTTGGCTAATCCTACTCTCTGTCCTGGAGGTTTTATTTGTGGAGTTGATGCTTCAATTGGCCATGACATGGGATCTATGAAGGAGGTGCAGCTATAAGTGAATGGACTGACTGGGTAAGTGAGAAAATAGTAGAGGCAACTAAGAGTGAGGAAATAAGGGGAGCCATTATCGATAACATATCCGATTGATTGGATAGAATCGATGCTAAGCTTCTTCATGAGAGGGAATCTTGCCCTGAGTGTAGCAGACTTAGGAAAGAGTTTGAGGTTCTTAGGGAGAGACTTCTTAGTGTGGAGGCTAGACTGGCTAACACTCACAGAACATTAACAGACCATCTTTTAACCAAGTAACATAAGACTAACATCGAAGTAATCTTATGTTATTTTCGAGTAACAAAATATAACAAGGAGTAACATATGAATAGAACATATAAGAATAAGAAAGTAACCATGGTCTGCCCTGTCTGCAAGGGAAACTATGACTTGCGAGGATATAGAAACCATCTTCGTAAACATGGTTATGTCTTGTCCCTAAGAAATGGACAGGCTTCTATTGAGAAGCTTCCTAAAGATGCTCTAACTGCGAGCCGGGGTCCGGGGCGTCCTTCAACTGCGGAAATTGAAGCTCGGCGAGCCCAATTGGATAGGGAGATTAAGGAGACTTCAGGGATGGAAGCCCTGAACAACTCCAAAGTCGAACAGGATGTTACTGTCCTGGTAGGGTCAGCACGTAATCTATTCGAGGGAGAGCCACTACTTCAGGCGGCACATATATTTATGTCCCTGACGCCCCTGACCAGGCGGGATCTCCAGATCGCCATCGAGTACCTTAGGGATAGAGCGAAATCGGCTGATTAGTCAGCCATCTCTCCCTTAAGAAACAAGTTCTTTTCCTCACTTCGTCTAGTGACTAAACCAGGGAGTTTTCTATTCTTTGAGAAGACCCATCGTTCAAACTCAGCGGCGGCATCTAGAATCCTTCCCTGGTTTATTCTCTTCAGTAGAGTGGATCTCTTGAAGGCGTCCACTCCGACATTGAAGACAAAACTTACAAGCGCGTCGAATCCTTCCTGACTAAGAGCAACAGTTACCCAACTGTTTACCCCGTCCTCAGCCTTCCTTACATCTTCCCTAAGCCAGTCAACCACCTGTTCCTGATCCGCCTTCATTCCTACTTTCCATATTTTTCTCTCCTCTCTGGTAAGAACATGTCCTACTCCTACGGTAGGAATTCCCACCGGGTCTAAATAAACTTCTAAAGCTACCCCTTCTTTATCCTTGATAAACTCCAGTCCTTCATCACTAACTTTTCTATCCATCCTTACCTTACCTTTCTCATTTGTTCAAGCTCCTCAGCAAGTCCAGTCGCCTGTCTCATGAATCTTCCAGGCATTTCTTTCATTAGTCGCCGTCTAGCAGCTTCCATGGGATTAGCATCAAGCGCTCCTTGTCTAGCTAAGGAGACTATTCCTCCTGGACCCATCATCAAATTCTCCCACATAGCTGCCTTAATTGCATCAGAAGCATTCCTGTACTCAGGATCTTTCTCTAACAGCTTTCCTTCGGACTCCATCAGATAAGAGAATATCTTATTCTGAAGTCTATCGATAGCCGGATCGGAATCCTTAGGAAGATATTCTCTAATATTTATTCCCATCCTCTTGAATTCCCTTCCCATGAAGATCGGGGCTTCTATTAAGGAGACTCCCGCAAACTGTTGAAGGAGAGGATCTTGCGATAGTTCCATCTTACCTTTAAAGGTAGGATAGGTAAGATCGGGAAGTTGCCGCCTCAGCCATGGAATTTTGTCCATTGAAGGTCCCCAGAATCCATATCCTCTTAGATCCTTCCTAACATTTTCATCTTCATCGTAGGCAGCAACGATGCTCCTCAGGTTAAGGAAAGGAGTGAGGAATGCCGCAGGATACTTTCCTACCAACTGATTAACTTTATCAATCGTAAACGGATTACGCTCGGGGCCGCTCCAATATTCAGCGACAGCATCGATCATATCGATTAGATCTTGATCATTCCCGTAGCGCTTCATACCTGTAACAATATCAAGTAACTCAGCGCCCGCCTGAATATCATTCATCCTGTTGTTGGCAAACCTATCTACCAAACTAACGAGTTGAAAGATCTTAGCGAAAGGAACGAACTTTCGAATATCATCGTAAATCGGCTTACCATCCCTATCCTTTCTGCCAGTCTTAAGTTCATACCATTCATCTCCCATCAACCCATACTTCAGTAGCGCGAAGGCAACGGCATAAAGGAACGTACCACTAAAGGCTCTTCCCAGACGTTCATAGTCTGCTCTCGAAGGAGGATAGTTAAGGTACTTCTCTCCAGTCTTAGGATCAGTAGCTAGTCCTTTTCCAAAGATCTGATTAGATATTCTTCTAAATGATCCTTCCTGTGCCCACTCAAACATGAAAGGAAGAGAAGAGTAGTCATAGAAAGTTTTAGCCGCACTGAAGATAGCTCGTGGGAACATTAAATCAGTCAATAACGATAGAGGTCCTAGAGCGTTTATCGTCTTGATTACATTCTGTCCTACGATCTCGGTTAATCTGGCGTCAGGTCCCCGACTTGGATCGAGAGCCATCGTAAATTCAAGAGCGCTATCAAGGGCTGCCTTAAGGGCATCCGCAGGTATACCCGCAAAGGTCATCCTCTGATCTGGAGGAAGAGAAGCTAGTTGATCAGGAGGGAGATGAGTATTTCTCAAGATCTGGTTCATATCTATTCCTCTATCCTTAAGCTCTAGTCTTAACCGAGAGATGAACTGAGGACGACGCATCAGGAACTCCCCGAATTGCATGGGCTTGAGAAAGAAATCGAAGAATGCCTCAGGACCTCTCATTCCAACCCTCATCAAGACGGAGTTCTCTTGATTAACCTTGCTACGTAACTTAGCTATCCGCTGTTGAAGATCCTTCCTAGTACTTCTACTTTCAATCTTATTGAGCAGCGTGTTCATTCCCTTGATCTGATTGTCGGCATCCTTCAACTCCTTAGTATCCACCTCCATTGGAATGGAAAATAGTCTCTGATAAATATCCGGGAAGTACTTCTTTATCTCAACCAGAATAGTCTCATATCCTTCGTAGTTACTTCCTAACCTACCTGCAAAGAGGTCTTGAAGTTGCGTAGGATTAAGGGCTCTCCAAGCTTCGAAGCCTGCCAGGAAAGTTTCATAAGCGGAATCTCTAGCTTTAGCTGTTCTCTGTGCAAACTTTCCTTTCCCTTCTACCATTCCCTGGACCATCTGTCCCAGTCCTGCTGCTGTTGCGTCCAGAGGAACTCTACCTGTAGCTCCCATGAAGTTAACCATAGCAGTAGCATACTGAGTGAGGGTAGCTTTCTGAAGAAGTCTTCCTGACCTGCGCCAAAGGCTCATCCCTAAGACAGTCTTATTGAGATCCTCTAGGACCATATTGATCTGTCTTGATGGAGAGACGAGCTTGTTAAACAGGGCAAGGTTCTCGTTTTTCAATCTAACCCAATGACGTTGAACAATATCAGATAGAGTTTGAAGGGTAGCTCCCGCTCTGGAATAGGTACTATAGATATCCTCGGCAAAGTCTTCCCAACTTACTCCTTCGTCATTAAGAACATTCTCCACATCCTCATCCCTGACAGTTCCTTCGATCAATGCCTCATAGACTTGAAGGGCTGGAGGTTTAGAGAAGTCATAGTTAATGTTGTTATTCTCAAGCAGGTCACTGAACCTTCTGGAGATCGGTCGCTGGAATGCAACATTAACTCCTTCGACCATCAACGAAGGATAAGGTCCTCCCGCAGGATAAGACCGATAAGGAGGCTTTGGAGGTGGAGGAGTAGGATTAGAAGGTGGATCTTCCACCAACATATAAACTAGAGGATCTTTGATCTTCTTACCACTTGCATCCCTAACATCCTCTAAGTCAAACTGAGACGTAGTGCCATCCCCAAACTGAACCTTAACTGTTCCTGGCGTGTCTCCCGGACCTATCCTATCAACCCACATTGGGGTCTTCTTGATCCTCATCCTGCCTGGAAGAGAAGGAACGACTCCTTTCTTAGGAGGGACATAAGGTTTAGGTTGACTAACATTACTAAGAGGAGGTGTTACTCCTGGGGTACTTGATGTTACTCCTGAGGTACTTTGAGGTACACTAGGAGTAGTAACAGACGGAGTAGCTTGAGGTACTTTAGAAGTAACAGGATATAAATCGGATACTTTAAACTTATCTTCAGTTCCATCCGGGAACTTAACATTAGCCCGTCCATCCGGGTCGATTCTGATTACCTCTGCCTGATTCGCATATCCCTTGACCTTAACGGTATCACCGACTTTTATCTCTTCAGGCCATTGGGCCATCATCCCCCTTGGTTTGATGTTCTCTAGTGCCTCTCGTTCTCTCCTGGCGTATTCCTCCTCGGATAACTGCTGGAACTCTGGAGCTTCCTCTCTTCCTCTTTCATATATCTTTCTAGCTTCATCAATATAGGTGGCCTTATCGTACGAGGCCATTTGATTCCAGTCGAGGCCATTCTCTTTGGCCATTCTTCTAGCCTCAGATTCATATCGACTTAGGTGCTCGGCCTTCATGAAACTCTTCTCTGAGGAATCGAAGGTTCCAACATTCCCTATAGCGGATTTGATTTGGTTAGGTCGAAATACGACGTATGAAGTAGATTTATCGGTTCCTTCAACGTCATTTACATATTCAAACCCATCATAACCCTTAGCTTCTAACTGTCTATAAACCTCATCTTGAATCTTCTTTCTAGATTCATCCTGCCTATTAAACGTGCTAAAGGAGAAGACATCCTGCGCAAGCTCTGGAGTCAGCTTTATATAGCCATTATCCGCAAGGTACTTTACAGCAGTCTCTAAAGTAAGAAAGATGTCAGGCACCTTAAGAGGATTCTTAAGGCTGAGATAGTAAGATCCAACTCTGGCATCCGGTCCATAGGTAGCATCCAACTCAGATCTTGGCTCTCCTAAAGGATAGAGAGTAGGATCAATCGACTTAGCGGTATTCTCCAATCTTCTATTAGCTGCTTCCTCCGTACCAAAGTGAAAGCCTAGATCTCCTGATTTAGAGAAGGTATCAAAGTCAACATTTGCGTTAGTTCCATGATAAACAGGAAAGCTAACCGACGAACCTTCAAGAAATCTATCTAGATTGTAGTCTCTGAGATCTCTTGAGACTGGAGCCTGCTCTTGATTTCCAACAGTTCCGCCAGTTCCCTGACCTGTAACAGAGCTTGGTCCCTGGGAAGGCCCGCTTGGAGCAACTCTCGCAACGTTCGAGCGAGGAGTGAGAGATTTAAGGAGCCTATATCCTTGTTCAAATTTGAGAGTTCCATCATCGATCTTTTCCCTGATCCAGGTTTCATACATACTCCTAACTAGAGGAATAATATCCTCTCTTTCAGGAATGAGGAGAGTAGACTTATCGATAGTATTGAGTGCATCAACTCCACTTGTCTTCAGCACATTCTCAAAGTAAGCCATCACAAAGTCGATGGCTTCTCCGGTAGAATCAAAGAACTTAGTAGAGTGACCGCTCATAATATAAGCAGGTAGTTCTACTGCCAGTAAATCCTCATCTCTGATTTCAGGAACCAGTATGGGCTCAACAAATGTGCGCTCGGCTGTATCGAGCATCCTCCTGATATAAGGATTGTTGGTAGCCCAATCGGGAGAATGAAGAGAGGTAATCTCCTTATTACCTGCTAACGCGGCAGTATACTGTCCAACGTGTAAAGTCTCATGAGAAGGAGTCTCCTTTCCAAGTCCGATTAGAATACCATCCCTATTGACCAGGGCAACGGTGGAGAGAGCTTGCTGATTAGCCCTGGCCATAGCTTCATCCAAGGCTGCTATAGCACTGTTACCATACTCAAGGGATGGAGCATACTTAATAATATCTGCCTTGACTTCCTCAATATTCTGAGGATTAACCGTGACTCCACGGGATCCCATTGTCTGACCAGGATTACTTATAGCCGCAGCCATCCAGTTGGGAATAACCAAGTAAGGACTCTGCCCTTCTTTCTGAGAAGGGAAGAACTCATAGGTGTTAGATAGTTGATCGGATATTTCAGAAGCAGAATAATAATCAGTTATGACTTTCTTACTTCTCTCAACAAGACCCTTGAGCCTTTCTACCTCAGGTTGAAGACCCGCAGCAGTGGCATTCTTAAGTCTAGCTTTATTATCCTCCAGAGTCTTACTCTCATTTAGAATAAGTTGGTCAATAGCTTGAGGTGCCCGAGGTCTAGGAACTCCTACCTCTTCAGTGGGAGTTTCCTTCTCCTGTCGTCTACTGACAAGTCTATCCTTAGTTTCCTTCGCCAATGATAGTCCTTGGAATCCGCCGCCGACTACTCCTCCAAGGATAGCGCCCTTTAGCACTCCTTCAAGGCTATCTCTATCCTGATCATAACCTCCAACAAAGATAGCATTGAGATTATTAAGCCACTGTTGAAGCGCTTCCTGTCCTCCCTCTTCAGCTATCTCTATCATCCTTCTAGTGAACGGCTGCTTTAGTCCAAACTTATCAAGGGCTCTTCCCAATCCAGCGGCTTCGGTTATTCCACTTCCAAGGGCAGCAGCGACGGCAAGCTTCCTACGAGAGGGATCGATCCCCATCGTGTCTGCTTCCTTAGCTACCTCAGCAACATTGATCACTCCACCCAAACCCGCCGTTGAGAGAAGAGAGGGAACCTTAAGAGCCTTACCTACCATTCCTCCAGCCAGGAAAGTAACAGCAGATCCAAAGGCGGAAGGGATATCTCTAACTAGAAAGCTCTGATCAAACTGAGGATCAAGAGGAGTAGCTTCCTCAACAGCCTTAGTCCCAATGTCAGATAGTTTCCCCAAGTAACGTTCAGTCTTGAATTCCTGTCCTGGATATGCTAATCCACTCAGCAAATCTAAAGTAGCTCCCACTCCTCTGGGAATCTCAGTAGCAGTAGTACCTATGGTCCTACCTAATCCTCTTCCTACCTCGATAGCAATATCGGTAACATCCGGCTCCTCCCTTTGAAGAGGACGGCCAGTTATTCTCTTAGGCTGAACCAGTCTACTTTTCTCTTCCTGACTTATCTTTCCAGTGGAGGCAAGGTCCTGAATGATCTCAGTCTCTTTACGTCTCTCCCTAATACGCTCAGGTTGCTTAGGAGGCGGGGACGCTGAGATAGCTGATTTTACTAGGCTCTCAGGAGTTACGAATGGAACTAGGGATAAAGAAGAATCTCCTACGGGTTTAGTGGGAATTGTTGGAGGAGTCTTTTTCTTTGGACGAGAAGGAGTCGTAGGCTGAACCTCAACCTCCACTTCATCAGGATTGACCCAAATCATCTCATCCATATCTTACATTCCTTTCTTCCAAGGAACCGCAATAGTTGTACCATCAGACTGAACCTCAATGACTACGTATCGTCTACCTCCATAACTAACCCACTGACCCTTATTATATGTTACTCCTTCTCTAGCAGGGATTTGGATCTTAGCTCCCGGAGTTGCGGTCCCAGTCGAAGTTCTCTCAGCATCGATCTCACTAACCGGATCGGTAAATTCCTTTCCAGGCTTATAGTATTTACTATAAGGGAAGGTTCTTAGATTTCCCCACTGTCCCTTAGCCTCAGTCTCCGCACCCGCAAGATCAGCCGCAGCCTTATTGTACTGTTCCAGTTGAGTCTGATATCTATACCGCATAATTCCGCTATCTGGATCTTTAGGATCGGTAATGAGAGATCCTGTCGCTGGATCAAATTTAACTCCACTACCTCTCTTGGCTAAATCGGATTCAATGAAGGCAGTAATATCATTCATGATCTTTTTAGCTTCAGCCCTGCGAGCCATGGCTTTATCGAAGGCTCCCTTCAAGCTTCTAGCCGCCTCCCTTCTTCTATCCTCAACATTAACCTGTTGGCTGGGAGTTAGCCCTCCAGATTTCTGAACTGAGTTAGCCATTGCCCGAGACTCGTCAGTCCTAGCCTGAAGATATGAGGTTCTAGCCCTGGTCTGATCGTTACTCCATCCCTGTTCCCTTGCCAATTCCTGGGCAGCTTGCATCTTGATAGCCTTATTAGGTTCCACGAATCCTAACTTGTTGGCTAATATCTGGGCTCTAGCATCGATATCCTCTTTAGCCTTGAGTTCAGACTTGTACTCAGCCAGTTCTTTCTGGAACTTCTGTTGATCTTCCTGCCTCATCGACTGATAATAGCTGCCGAGAGCTTGCCTATCAGCAGCTATCTGTGCCTGCGCTGAGTATCTCTCCTCAAGTTCCTGAAGCTTTTCTCTCCTGGGATCTCTGAAGATCATCTTGCCCTGTAGTTCAGGAGGTCCAGGTAGAGCCTCTACCGAACGAGGGCGGGACTTCTGTTGCCGATAGGGTTGTAGAAGTTGTTGAAGGTTGCTTTCCCTAGACAGTCTAGCAGTATCAGGACCGATGAGAGAATCACTAAGTTCTCTCATTTTCGTTCCTAGCTGATCCTCGACACTTCTATTAGGCATTCCAGAGAAGGCATCCCAGAAACCTCGCAGCTTCCCTTTCATGCCGGCAACATCTCCTATCTGCTGCATTAGGAGAGGAAGAGACTCAGGCTCTACCTTATCAGCAAGGGAAGATAGGAATGAAAGAGTTTGCTGCTTCTTTTGATCGTCCCTGACTTGCTGCTCTTTACTCAGTTCAGATAGTCTTCCAAAGATTCCTTCTGATAGGTCTTTTAGAAATTCTCCTCTAGCCACATCTCCTCCTTAACTGACGGTACGAGGTCTGGTATTAGCGGGATTTACACCAAAGATATCATTGATTTTATTTTGAATAGACTTGTTGTTAAACAGATCTACCAGATAACCTCCAAGACCCTTGCCGTCTCCTCCACTCCCTCCAAAGGTAGAGTTAAATGCCTGTTGGTTCTGCTGATTATATAAACTATAAGGCCCCTGACCTCCGCTCAATCCGAGCTGAAGACCTGTAGTTGCAAGATTGCCTGTTCCTTGCGCTGAGTTGATTCCCAGTCCTAGCGCTTGGAGCCCCTGTCCATAGGCATTCTGAGCTAGCTGTCCTCCTGTCGATAGGAAGTTCCTACCCAGATCTGAGGTAGCGAGTCCCTGCCCGATAGTTCCCAGTCCTAGCTGTCCCTGTCCTAATCCCAGACTTTGAAGAGCATTACTTACATTCTGAGTTCCTGCTGCTCCCTCGAATGCCTTGCCCAAGGCAAGATCCCTTAGATTATTCTTTCCCTGAAAGAAGATATCCGAGATTTGCTTCTGCCTATCGATATCCATCCTAGCTAGGGTAGACACTCTACCTCCACCCCTAGGAGCGAATCTTGCAATATTCTCAGATGCGGATCTATAACCCTGGTTCACATTCCCAAAGTCAGACGCATAGACCTCTCCTATCCTGGAAGCTGAGGGCAGGAAAGCATCGATAGCTCTCTGTCCGCTATCCATAAAGGGACGATAGAAACGTTGAAGATCCGAAAGGGCTGTAGCTGCTCCTTGCAGATAGGGCTGTGCGCCTGTGAGGATTCCTCTTCCTTGTGCACTAAGACTTCTCCCTTCACCATAAAGCTCTCCCTCTTTGGCAAAGGCATCTTCAAGGAATCGGTTGTATCCTCCCATCGCGGTATCCCTATCCGCAAGGGCAGTATCATAGGTCTGCTGAAACATTTGGGCAGCAGGACCATAGAGTTGTCTAGCTTGATCAAGTCCAAACTGCGATGCCTGAATCTGGGCATTGATCAAGGGCTGGAGCATTGCAAGCTGACGCTCGGCAAGCTTCCGCTGTTCCTTGGCGGCTCCCTTACCGGAGATCCCACCGACCAAACTTGAGCCCACTCCAATTGCTGCCGGAATAGCCGAGGCCATAACTCTAATCCTCCTTGACTTTTTCTTCCTGTTCCAGAACTATCTGGGATAGTTTATCACCAGTGTAAGTCTTTGTAAACACTGGATTTGCACATTGTTGGAATCCTCTAAGACGGCATATTCTCTCGGCAGCCAGATTAGAGGGATTGGCCCAGGCTCCAATCGGCTGACCGGACGATAGGGCCAGCCCATCTAGATATCCATCAAGAGCGTCAGCCAGTTGGTTGGAGACTTTTTTATTTCTATAGTCTTCCTTAACCCAGATCGGCTCGACATGGATTTGCATCTGAGCCACCATAATTCCCACTACTTTACTAGAGTTTAGATCTATCGCGGCTACTACCTTACTCCAATCGGGATTGAGCATCGGAATCCCCTCAGTCTTACAGAAGTCTTCGAGAAGATAATATTGTTCCGGCTCTAGAAATTTTATAGTTATGTTATCCATATTAAGTCATCTTGGTAACGCGAATTATAGATAGGTTCTGAAAAACATCTCCTGCCGCAACTCCAAGAGATCTTACTCTCATGGTAGTAGCTGTAGTGTTGAGGTTGGCGAGTCCGGTAATCACTGAGTTCCTGGAGATCATAAATCCGCTCGCTCCGAATGTGGTGACGGCTGCCGCAGAGTCAGCGGCTATTACGTTAAAGTTCATCATATGTGATGCCACCACCGACGTGGAAGATAGGCGAACTATCTTAACATTTATAACCCAACCTACCTGCCCGTCGATGTCGAAGGCACCCATCGACTCATAAGTAACTCCTCCGAACTGCGCTTGAACAGCCTTATCGTTATTGTTGGTTGCGGTAGCGCCGGAATACCAAACATCTAAAAAGTCTCCATCGTTAGCTAAAGTTCCCAGTGGAAGATCATAGGTATGAAGAACGTCCGGGCCTGCGCCTGCGCTACTGACAGTAGAAGTGTCAAGACGAATAACCTTAGGGATTCCAACTATGAATCCTGAGAATGTTCCATCCCCAGTTGTCGGAGGACTGGAATAACTAACTATGACTCCATCCTGACTAACCCTAATAAAGCCGTCGCCCCTTAGAGAAGGAATAGTAATTATACCTTCGGACGGATTTTGCTTGGAAGCTAGAGAAGTCATCATGGATGGAATGTTGGACTTCATCCTATCCATTTCCTGAGTCAGATAGTTGACCCGATCATATAAGTTCTGTACCTCTCTGGTAGCTGCTGGAGACAATCCATCTATGTTACCTGGAAGGTACAGATTGTTACTTCTACTTCGCTTCATAGGAGATGTAGACGATGGCATTGCGAGTATAGTTTGACATGGCATCCTTTCTACCAAGTGAAGATGATGACACCTACTGTCTCTGTCCCTGCTCCAGATAGAAAGATATCGTCCACCGATAATTGATTTCCTGTCGGAGCGACAAAGGAAGTAGGAGGAGTTTGGGGAAGAGTAACTCCAGCGTTGCCGGGAGTGCCAGCCCCAGCGGAGATGACGACCGTGGCAGCGGATGGAATCAGAATTATCTGAAATGCCCCACCATAGAAGCGAACCGGCAACTTGTTGGGGACAGCGGTATTTACCAGATCCCGCAGCGAAGTAGCAGTAGCAGTTATTGAAATAGTTGCAGTAATCATAAAGTCTCCACTATATTCTAGCTCCTCCATTCTCCCTTGAGATATCTCCAAAGGGACGCTGGAGAGTATAAGCTTCATTCCTTCCCCATGGTCCTACTCTACATTCGATATCCTTTATCCAAAGGCCGAAAGGAGATGAAGATTCAAATCTAAATTTATGGTACTTAGCTTTTATTCCCTTAACAGGAAGATAAGTTCTTATTCGCTGTCCTGCTCCATTGGGAATAACATAGGAGTTAGTAACCCCATCGGTAGTAATGGTCATCGTGATGTCGCTGGTACTACGATGAGCTATCATTACCTCTCTCATATGATGGAAGAAGGGAAGATCAAACGAGGTAACCTGAGTCTCCCACACCGCAGCCATCTCAGGTTCCGGCTCATAGATCCATTCGATTCCCATCTCTCTCCAGATATCGCTATCCGTTCCCCTCAACCTCATCTCATGACAAACAACCGGATTATCAAGCCAGAAAGTCTGGACCTGTTCACCATTCGCCGTGAAGGTAAATGATTGAGGAATCGCTGTCCCGCCATCTATTTCGATCTGGAAGGACTTGGACAGACCCAGAGTATCCCCCCGTAACCTAAATCCCTGCAACCATTTAGTTCCAGTATAACCTCCATTGTCAAAGTCGGTAGTCCTATTTATGATCTCCTCCGACTTGATCAGCATCGAGGGTTCCCAGGCATAGACGGATGGAACGGAAGAGGTTCCATTACTCCAGGTAATATCGAAGGCTACTCCCCTTACCGTCCGGTCGGTCAGTCCTGGAATATCGAGAGTGAACTGATCTCTTGTTACTCCCGTTACAGCGGCAAGTATATCAGAAGAGGTGTTGTTATCATACCTAGCAGTGGAGTTGATGGTAGCTCCAGCCGGATTAGTATCCAGCATATAGTCACCTATCTTCTTAGTAGCCCGGATGTCATCTCCTATCTCTTCTCTATCCCATACCCTGCAAACTATCGCATTACCATTGTCGGTAAAGACCGAACTATTCCTCAGGAGAAGCCTTCCATCAGATGCGCCGACCAGGACGTTATCCGCGTCCTGAGATCTAATTTCTCTTCCTGACTTAATAATAGAGAAGGTCGATGTCGTATCCAGAACCCATCCCATAGTCATAAAGGACATATAGAATGTATACCTATTTCCATCCTGTCCTCGATAAGAGAAGTAAAGCCCGTCGAAGGAATAGGTAAGGGAGATCTCATCCTCGTCAGCAGTCGCAAAGGAGATTGGACTGACCGGCGCGGCAAAGGAAGTATTAGCTCCATCCCTTCTAAAGAGTGGGGCAAGGGCTTCAGTTGTTAGATCTTCGAGCGAATCTCCTCTGGTTCTATATATTCCATCATATGAAACCATATAGATCGCATTACCTATCGCAAGTCCGTAACGGCCCGCAAGTCCTTTACCCATCGCGGTTTCCTGAGCATAGAAGTCGGACGATCCTCCCGTCTGTCCTCCTGCAAAGGAAGGAAGAATCCGCCATCCTCTCCTATCGCTAAGGACATAAATGATCCCATCAAGGATTCCCCCGTTCATCAACTTCTCGGAAGGTGAACACAACTCAAGGAAATTAGTATCAGAGGAACTCTCAGGATCATTTCCATTCGTCCAGTAAAGAAAGCCTGGATTAGTTGGATCTCCTACTCCAAAGAGAAACTCTCCTGACGCTCCAGCATAGGGACCGAAAATAGCTTGCAGAGGACGAGCATCGAACTGAGGCTCAGGGATATAGAAGCTAACCGCTGTTTGGTTCCCCCCATTCTCATTCGTCTCCACTCTACTGGTGGAAGTAGGATTAGTATAGAAACTCATGACTCTACCATTGATTATAATCTGAGTTCCTCTTACCCATCCTGTATCAAAGGTATCTCCTCCTGTCCTAATGACGGTTGTGCCTATCACATTACAAGTTCCTGTCTTAGGAAGATCAGCCCTTGGCCAGGGCTTGAATCTATCGAACTCAACGATAGGATTCCTTAGTGCTACCTCATCGGAGATATCATCGCTGAAGGTACTATTAACAGGGCTTGTACCGATCATGTGATAGTCTTGGAGGATTCCACCGATTCTAAAGATATCCACCACATCCGCCTGGGCATCAGGATAGGTAGGAATAACTACATTGACTAATCTTCTACGAGTAGTAATTGGAGATCTATTAGGAGGAGAGGGATTAGATCTACTTCCAGTAATAGTATTCCTGGCCCTGAAGACATAGAAGTAACCTGGCTTCTCATTTGTATCTGGACCATGAGTACCTCCGACCCACATATCATCAAAGCCGTATGTAGCCGTTGAAGTGGTTTGGAAGGATATCTGCATGGCCGCTACGTTAGCCCAGGTACGAGTAGCATCCGTTCCCACCCTTTGAAATGCCGTGACTGGAAGAAACAACTCCGTCCACTGCTGATCTCCGGTATCGCCGGGGATAGAGACAGGAGAGTTATCTTGCCCAATCAGAAAGCCCTGTCCCACGGCCTCATTAACTGAGTCGAGGAAATCTCTCGATAGATTTCCTAACTGGTCTATCTGCTGCTCGTTAAGCTGAAATCCTCTAGCCTCAAGTTGGGATCTAACGAAGGCATCGATTTGATCTCTTTGAATCTGAGTCTGCTGAGCGGTTATTCCCGATTGAGTTCTACCAATGACTCCCTGAAGATCGGGTTGCCTCAGAGTTATAAAATAATAGTTACGAGTAAAGTCATTGGTGGATGAGTCAACGTCGAATCGAAGCTGTACCTCAGTCAGGAATTGGAACTGCCCTCTAATTCCAATATGGAAGAAGTCCTCAGATTGGATAGGACGGGGAGGAGTCAGTCCTCCCTCAGAGATAGTAGCTACGGACAGATTAAGGGCAGAAGTCTTCTGAGCAGTAACAAGTCCTGGCGCGCTAGGAGTAACTAACAGGAAGCTACTGGTAATAGTACTAGAAGTGTTATGAGTTAGATCTAAGTAACATCTAAACGAAGCTGCTCCTGTTACTGATTGAGTAGCGGAGAAAGTTCCGACTGTTGAGGTTCTAAAGGAGGGAATACCATCCGGTCCTACACTGACGGAAAGAACCCTAACATATTCGCTGGCATTAAGACGAACGATTACATTCCTAACCAGACCGGAAGCTGGAGCCGCAAGTACTATAGTACAAGGGCCTGTCGATCCAGAGTCATAATTGATAGCCGCAATAGTGGTCGTTGGCAGGACAGGATATACCTCATCTACCACTGTCTCTTCCGCTGAGCCTGGAACTTGAGTAACAGTTAGTAACATCCCGGCATTTATATTGACTGCTGAGGCAGGAACAATAGATGCCATTCCTGTCGTTCCAGAATTATAGAGAATAGCTGTTACCGTAGTGTTGACTCTAGAGGTAGCAGTAGGAGGAGACGTACCTCCTGTTACTGTCCATCCTGTATTGGCATTACAGTTATCGATGAGAGCATAGTTCAGTCCTTGAGTTTCAATATTAGCAGCAGCCAGCGGAGCAGCCATCCCCCATTCCGTTCTAGCTCCCAGGGTAGAAAACTTAGAGTTCCTGGTATCGCTTCCAACAAATAGGAAAGGACGAGGAGAGCGATCAGGTCTAGAGATTAAGGATGAGTACTTCTTACCGCTGAAGCCTGAGTCAGCCAGGGAAACTGCGGTATGTGCGGCATCGTCAACATAGATATTCCCGCCCGAAGTTCCTATGAATCTTCTGAATGTTCCAGCCAGATTATCATTAACCCTAGCAATGAAATAGATAGGATTAGTATCCGTGGCCTGAATAAGACTGGACATTCCAGGCCGCTGCCGCCACTCTCCAGTCAGATAGCTTCTAACGTTCTGAACGTACTGAAACCATTCCATTGGAAGGCGATCACCTGGAAGAGAAATACTCATTCCCCGCTTAAAAAATATTTGAGGTTTTCTAATATATTGGGCCATGTTGACAAATTCCAAAATCCATGCTATAACTGGCGTCAGGCCATCTAACAAAGGATTTATATACCCCCTTCACCACAAAATCAACTTACTCCTCCACTAATTGCCTGTCTTCAGCCGAAGCCTGAACTGGAATCTTCTTTCTCAAAGGTCTAAACCATTTCTCCTGTAGAGAAGGAAGTTGAGTCGATTGATAGAGATAGCTCTGAGATGCCACCTGTTGACGATACTCTTCAGCCATCATCTTGGCGCTCTCATACCTTTGCATGGTTACTTCAAACTCCAGACCTTGAGACTTAATAAGAGCTATATGTTGAGCATAGTCATATATAGCCTGGATCGATTCTCGACCCACCTGGATAAAATCTCCGTCCGCAGTTGGAATAGGAGCCTTTCTAATAGACTCGAAAGTTAAAGTATATTCATCATCTGGAAGAGGTCTTACGGCCAAAGTATTCCAGTTAAGCTGAGCCACCGTTCTAGGCTGGCCAGTCGGAGTATATCTCCAGGTCGGTCTTACCTGATCCCATTGAGCAGTAGAGGTTATTTGCCCTCTCGGCCCCCCATCGTTTTGCCATAGGACTGAAAGATATCTGCTGGCCGCTTCGAGTCCATCCATGTAGCGCATCTCACAGTATTGAGCTATCTGAGGGCAGCGAGCTAAACCGTCTCCTGACAGAAGATCCGCTATGGTTCTATACTTAAGAAGGAATGAAGCGTCATCCGGGATCTTTAAAATAGTGGCGGATGACTGAGGGTCTAAGCTGGCTCCGCTCTTTATCCCTTGAATGCCGACAAGAGTAGGAACGTTAGGCGCGGGCCAGATATCCACTGTCAACTGAGGAGAATAACTAACTGTATAGGCTTTAGGTCTTCTAGCTTCAGGAAAGCTCGTCTCCCTAAAAGTAGTATAGAGTTCCACCTGATCAACCGCCCAGATAGGAAGAGGACCGGCAGACCCGGATGGGGTGACCTCTCCTCTTAGAATTCGGATGTGATCGGCGGGAAGTTCCACTCTCTGGTCATTAGTGGGGACATCGTATCCTTCAGCTATCATGGCAGTCAGCTTAAGGAACTCATCCCTGGAGTCGGATAAGATGGAGGATATTTCCTGTAAGGAGAACATCTCTGTTCCTATCCATCCTCCCGCCCAGGATGAGATCTGATTCTCCATAATGAAGTAGTTGATATCATTGATGAGTTCTCGATCAGTAATGGAGAGGCTTTGAAGAAGACTGGTCCCCGCGCCGTTAGATAGACTATTCTCTATATAGTAGAAACTCTGATTGGCGACAGTATCGATCTTGCCTGTCTCTCTGAAGTACATGGTGGAAAGTCCCCACCAATGCAAAGCTTCGATTATATATCTTCCAAGCTCGTGATCAGTGAAGAACACTTTCCCTGAGTCTCCTAGCTCATTCGCTAGGCGCTGTTTCATATCTCCGAATGTATACTGAGTGTAAGGCATATATAAAAATAGGAGTAACATAAAGGCCCCCTGCTAAGTTACTCTATGTTACTCCTATGTTACTCAAAAGTAACATATGTGTTACTTTATGTTACTTATGAAGTAAGATCGTCTTTATCTTTAAGTTCCTTAGGGTTAATCTTAGGAGGGAACCTATAGATTAACTCCCTCTTTATAAAATAGAGAATGGTCCATCCAACCGCAGGAAATAGAATGACTACTATCGCCTGCGCGAAAATGTCAGGCGTCAACAATAGCGCCAAAAGCACACCTACCGCTCCCCATCCCGTCGTATCACTATTGTTATCCACGTTATGAAAAAGCCTCATCTTGGATTTACATCATCACTAAAAGAACTGTATCCACCACTTCTACCTCAAGTCTGATTGACGAGATAGTAACAGTGGAACTTCCAGTAGCACTTGCTGGAAGAGAGTTAGTCGTAGCTGATACCGAAACCGCAATATTATCCCTTACCTGAACCTGGGTTATGTCCTGAGTTGAGCTAAGGAGAATATCCGCAGAGTTGTTATTGGTAAAGGAATCGCTTGGAGTTCCCGGCGCGCTAGCTATCGCTGAATCGGTTACTATAGTAGTCCAGCTTCCTCCACCATTTAAAGTATATTGAATGGTAAAGGAGGAAGTAGCATCCGCATCTCCATCCGCGCCATTATCCGCCCCGGCGCTCCCGGAGGCAGTCCAGGTAAGCTTAAGTCTCTTACTCTTAACCTGGAAAGAGGAGAATATGTCGGCGAAGGTAAACCACCTAGCCGTTTTGGTTTGAGAACTGGATGCGCTACCAATCGGAGGAGAGACACTTGCCGAAGAAGTAGTACTTGAGTGGCCAGTATTACTTATTCCAGTAACAGCCGAACCTCCCTGAGTTGCATCAGGAGTTTGATTAGCTGTAGGTTGTTGGGTAAGTAATGCCATTATGTTAGTAACTGAGTACCAATCAAGGCAATAGTAACATCTCTCTCAGTTATTGTTCCTCCCCTGAAATCTATAAAGCATAGAACAGTGTCGCCTGCCGATAGGACGACATCTCCAAAGTCAACCTCATATACCACGTTTTGGGTATTGTTAGTATTATTAAGGGCAATAAGTCCAAAGTTAGTAAAGGAGGTCCAAGTACTGGATGCCGTCCTTTGCTGGAAGTTAAACCTTACGTCTCCTCCTGATGTGTGAGATCCGTTGCTGAACACTACCTTGGATTTAGTGAGAGTAATGGAGGTTCCCTCAGGACAAATGAACTTAGGAAGATCCTGGGTAGCGACAGGGAAAGTAGAAGGATCGTCAATAAACCAGGAGAACGAGAAGGCCGTCTTCTTCCCATCCACATAAGCTTTCCTTACTGCCTGATTGGAGGTAGTAGGATTAGAAGCTGGCAGTTCAGGGATCTGGCCGAACGTGTAGACACCGGTGGTATTGCTTAGTTGTAGATCCAGTTGGCTAGGACGGCCTATAGTTATAGTCCCTGCCTTAGCAAAGAATAGATTACCTACAGTAGTAATATCTGAGTTAGTGGTATCTATACTGATAGGAGTCTGTCCCGCTGTATCGTTCACCCACTGCCAGCTGGATCCGTTCAGTACTATTCTAGCCTGCTTAGAATCGTTTACGTCAGTTAGGACAAGCTGAGGAGCATTGTTACTAATCTGGATATTGCCGCTTGTAAAGTTGATTCCGGTTCCCTTTGGGGTGAGGACGATATTTATATTGGTATCGGAACCTGTTGCGCTAATAACAGGAGCGCCACCCATTGCGGCATTGGCAAGAGTTATTTGATTGACAGCGCTGCCGACCGGAGATAGTGCAACAATTACATTACCATCGGCGTCAAAAACCGAAGTAGTTATTCTAGGAGAGGTCGCTCTTAGTGTTCCACTGGTAAAGATGGCATTGGTTCCATCGCTCGATCCTCCAGATACTCCTCCGAACGCTCCAGCATTATTATACTGTAGAGATCCGTTAGGAGATCCTGGAATTCCCCCGCCCCCACCTGTTGACTGCCAGCTTCCATCTCCCCTAAGAAATAAGTTCTGCTGTCCGGCAGCCGGGGCAGGGACTAATCCCTCTACTCCAGCGCTGACTCCAGTGGCTCCGACAAAAACAGGAAGTCTAGAAATCGGAACCGTCCCGGTACTAAAGACATTAGTTGCATTTAGCTGTCCCCCTCCAGTAGCGCTTTCATGATTATGCTGAGCGCTCTGAAAGTTGGATATGCCGGGAGAAATGTAAGTGCCACCATTGATCGTCTTTCCCGTAAACTCCAGGAAAGAGGATAATGAGATAGTAGGATTTCCTGCTACTCCATTCCCATTGGTAACAATTATCTCTGAAGTAGTTCCCTGGATAGTTCTAGCTACTACCGTATTGAGGGCTGTCCTAACTATAATTCCATTAGATCCAGGATCGGGAATACCTGCCGTAGCTAGAATTCTCCAATTAAGAAGAGAGAAGGGAGAGGGAATGCCAGCGCCACTAAATTGGACATCATAGCTTCCCTCTTCCGCGAAGAATCCCCAATACCCTGTACTATCGGCAACGAAGGGATTGGCCTTTGGGGTAAAAAGGACGTCGGAATAGATAGTGGCGAGAACAAGAGTTCCCGCGTTATAGACTGTTACTGTAGCACCAGGAAAGCTTCTCTGTACGTCAGTAACGGAGCTTCGCCCATCCGTGACAACAGCCTGTCCTCCCAGTTCCACGTAGCCCTGTGTATATCCCAGTGCCATTACTTATATTACCCCTCTTGTTACTAAGATGTTACTTTATGTTACTTTTAAAGTAACTAAATAGTAACTAAGATCCAACCGTATCTCCCCAGGGAGAACTGAATGGAGAACTGATCTTCGCTCCTCCGCCACTGGTTGGGCCAGTGCCATCGGAACCAGTAACTCCGGGCATTGCGGATGTCGGATTATCCATTGGAGTCCGGATTCTTCCGGTATTCCCTCCAGTATTGGCAAATCCCTCAGGCATATTCGCAGTCAGGCCATCCCTTCCCACGATTGGGAGAGCGGATAGAGACTCAAGATATTTGCCGAAAGGTCCATTAGGTTCTCCACCTTTGATGGACTTTCCTCCTCCCGCCTCAATAGAGTAAGGACAGGGCTGAAGAGGAGATCCAATCTGTCCATGCTTATTACCGAGTCCTCCACCAGGACCAGCGCCATTAGCGTAATCATCCATCGGCATATAAATTTCTCCTTATAGGCATCCAAACTTTTCTTTCATAAAGAGTCTGGACATTTCTCCATTAAGTATTTGATCAAGTCCTCTTTTTTATTCATGACTCTATCCTGAGTAGCCGGACCACCATCCAGGGATCGCGTGACTTTGAGCAAAGTTACTATCAACTGGCCATCCCGGACCTGGACGGCGTGGGCGATGTCTTCCCTGAATAAGAGCTACTTCCTCATCCCTACGAAGGGCCTGATCCAAAAGTCCAAGAGGTCTTCCCGGCTGTCCCTCAGTTGAGTACTTAGTCTTAGCTCTCTGCATGAGATCCGCATAAGACTGTCTCTTTTTAGGGTCCGGATCATTGGCCGCTCCCCATTCATATCCTAAGTATCTAGCTCTTAGGAGAAGTAGTTCCTCAGTGATCTGAGGAGGAAGACTATCCGTATCGGAGGAGAATGGTAGTCCCAATCTCCAGAAGGTAACAGTGTAAGCTCTTTGAACAGTAGGCCCCGGCCACAACTCATAAACAGGAAGACCTGTTACTGTATCAAAGTGATGAAGAAATAACTGGTAAGGTTCCCTAACAGCGGATCGCTGGGGATCTATTCGGTTAAGAAGATCGATAGGATAGATATCCCACCCAAACTCGTAACCAGTTATTGGGTCCATCAAGTTATCTATTCTCTGAAAGTCGGTAGTTAAAGGAGAATAGTATACTCTATATAGGAGAGCGGTAGCGCCACTATTGGTTTGCTCATTGTACACTCTCCCTAAAGTAATATTAGATCCCCAACTTACTTGAGCACCTACAACTGTAGTTGAGGCGGCGTCGGTAAGTTCCACCTCATTAGGAGCAGTAAAAGAAGCGATTGTAGTTTGGAGGTTATCTCCAGCAAGTCCGGCCCCGGCAACTACTATCTTCTTTCCTACATCCCCTAAGACGAAAGGAGACGAGGTTAGACATTGTAGAGTTTGATCAGTCGCTACAATATCTCCATCACTAACTTGTTGAGCATCAGTTGAGGCAATCTCATAGATCGGTCCTCCACTCAACATAAATCTTAACTGCCTTTGAGTAATAGGAGGGTTACTCAGGTTAGCTACAAGTAACAAGGAACTATAGTCCAATGTTACTACGGCGCTAAACTGAGTAACTCCCAATCCTACTAGAGATATCCCTCCAGGAGAGAGCCAATATTCCTGAGCCAGTAAGAAGCTCCATTGATCGTTCGCTTCCCTGATATCCCTCCAGGCATCATTGATAAAATCCTCAGCCTGTTCGGGAGATAGGGCAGGAACCCACTGACGAAGCTTATTCGTATAGATCAGGAAGTTGGTCACTAAGCCCCCACTACCCTTACCCTAAACGTAAAGGTTGCGATATCCACTGAGTTGGCGATCTCGGTCAGTCCAGTTGCACTTCCGGCAGTGCCGAACAGTTGAAGCTTACCAGTCTTATAATCATAAGCTGCTACAGCCTGGACGGTTTGGGCGGCACCTGAAACAAGCGCCGATCCAATGACCTCCACTCCGAAGATCACGAGTAGACCCATGTTCCTTGGACCGATGGGAATACCCGTCGTGATATAGTTGGAGTTTACTCCGTCACTGGCAAAGCCAATATCGTAGTATTCCTCACGAGTGGTCCCGTCGATCCCGCGAGCACCTGCTACTCTTGTAAATGTTGGAACTGCTGGCATTAGTCCTCCTTATCCGATGTTAGGAACGAAGGCGTTCAAATCCATCAGAACTCTGTTAGGAACAGAAGCGGTAGGAACACCATAGTTGATTCCAACTCTAGACTTATGCCATGCAACCGTGGTTGGAACCGCAGTCGCATCCGCAAAAGTATTGACTGTCGCGACAGTCAGGAGAGGAGTATCAGCGGCGGTTGCCTGAATAACTAACTGACCATCAGCCGCCGCAGGAGACGCACCGAACAGAATCGACGCCATTCCGGCAACCTGAATCCAGGCATACAAGTTACCACCCGCAGTTTCAGCCGCTAATGCTACTCCTGCCCTAAAGTTAGTAGTAGCAGTCGGAGTTCCCGTTACTCTAAAGTTAGGAATACCGTTATTGGCTAGAGTATCCCAGAAGACTAGCTGTCCTCTGGAGATGGTAGTAACACCTGGAGCATACCTGACCAACTGGTAGATTCCCTCGAAGAGAGTTCCAGTAGCTAGCCTGGATGCCTTAAGGGCAGTAGCGTTCGAGTGAACGACTGTCTGTCCCAAGAGGCCAGGAAAGCGCTGACCTGCTCCCGGCGCTGTGTCCGCACCGCCAATAGCCTCGAATCCTCCCGAGTTTAGAAAGCCGCTAGGAGAGATCCAGGGATTGTTAGTACTTCTACGAAACATGTTATTTTCCTTCCATGTTAGAAGTAACATAGAATAACTAAAATATTACTCCATGTTACTTCCATGTTACTTGTAACTAAGCCTCGCGGTGACATGGTTGCGAGAGCCGAAGCGTCTGCTTAGCTGTTGAATCCGTAACCCTGAATATTCAGACGGTTGGCCGCTGGAGTCTCCAGGTTGACAGCCGCGAGCGACTGACCTGAAACTCTAGTGTTGTCCTGTCCAGGCTTAAAGCCGGTCCATCCGAACTGGAATTCCTCGTCATCAGAGATCCGAAGAATCCAGGTATCAGTGTTCAGCATCCAGATAACTTCACGAACCTCCAAGTTCTGGGCCGCGCCACTTGGGAAGTTACCTCTCTGATCCGCAGTCAGGGCAGCAGTATTGAAAGGTCCAATACCTGCGACAATAGCTCCAGATGTAACCGTTCCATCCGTGTTCCAGTTACCAAGAATAGGATCGCTGGCTCCGGTTCCTCCAAATCCAGGAGAAGCCGACATCGCATAGTCATCCTTGGTGATTCTCATGCGATTGAGAAGGACTCCCTCAAATCCATAGCGAGGGTCCGACTCCTGCATAAAGCGCTGCTGAACCTGAAGAGTGTTCTTGATGAGAGTCATTCCTCTCTTGGAAGTAACACCCAGGTCTGGACTCAAATTACCCTGAGAAGCAATCTGGTACATATCCTCAAGCCTCTCATAGGTGATCTTACCAGCAGTTCCGTTAGAGTTACCTAACCAATAAGGCTTGGAATTGAGGGCTGCGCCGACTGCGCCATTACGGGCCTGCGCTCCATAAGTAGAGAAGATGTTTCCGTCGAACGAAGGAAGGAAACCATCATTCAATGCCTCGGACAGACCGTTGATCTCCAGGGATCTGTCATCCAGGACAGTACCGCCAGCCGCTTGACCGTGACGCCACGCCGAGATGGCAATGATGGTCGAAAGAGTCATCATTGCATTCTTCAGATCAGCATCAAGCAAGGAGAAGACCGCGTTGGCTCCTCTATTCCTAACCTGAATCTCTTCCTTGAACTCGGTAACGTTGACCTCATAGTACTTCTCTCTGAACTGGAGAGCGGCAATCGAGTCAACCTTATCGATGTTGAACGCCTGACCGGGAGAGTAAGCTCCTCCGATCATTGGGCGGAACAGAAAGGGATACTGCATGAAAGTCATACCAGAGAAAGTGACCAGGGCTTTGTCACGCAGGTATGAGAAGAATGGAATTGCCCTAAAGAAAGAGTCAGTAATCTGGCGAGGCCAGATCTCTTCCTTGGTTACTGCCGTTAGTGCTGTCACTATCGGATCAGGCATTTTGTCTCCTTTCAAAGTAACATCAAGTTACTCGGATGTTACTCTTATGTTACTTTATGTTACTCGCAAGGAGAACCAGCAGGAAGTTTCCCGCGAGGGAATAACTAATCGCTAGAATACTTTCTGGCCATCTCTCTACCATGATCGGTTAGAGGTCTGCCAACTACATCGAAATTCTTCGCAAATAACTCAGCAGCCCGATTTACACGGTCCCTGGAAGCTGCGATATCCGGCTTCTTTTCGGGAGGGATAAAGTCGTCGGCCTTTGGTTGAGATTGGTCAATGCCGTTATGGGCGAGAGCGCGAGACTGAGCATAGTTTTCAAGTACAGGAGTAAGCCCTCCCTTATATTGCTGTCCCTGACCTCCGACTATCCTGGAAGGATCTAAAGCGAGACTTTGCATAATCTCAGTCCTAATATCCTCCCTCATCTTTGCAATCTCCGCTTCCCGATTCCTGGCTGCGATCTCGTTCCTCTTTCCTTCGACGTTATACTTAACCCGCCAGTGTTCTTCAGGATCTTGTCCCGTCTCAAAGAAGTGGCTGATCAAATCATCGTCTAGAGGTTCATTGAATAGCTTCTGGTGCTGAGCTTGAATCTTGGACATCTTCCCGGTGAGGACAGCAAACTCCCTAAGCGCACCGGCTGCCGCATCTCTCGTCAGGAATGGAACATCCGCTGGATTCATTGACTTTTCATTAAGAGATCTCTGAGGTTCTCTACGGTCAGTAATCGAGGGAATAGCAGGGGTGTTGGGAACTTGAACCCTATCCATAATCTGGAAGTCGTTCAGCGCTTGCTCATAGGCGCTAATCTTAGCAGTTAGGGAAGGAAGTTCCTTCATTACCCTATCGTATTCCTGTAACTGACCTGAAACCTGATCCTGCCACTGGGCCAGTTTAGCTCTTTCACTATTCAGTCTGGCTCTCTCCTGCGCCAGAGACTCTTCTATTTGTCTCTTCTCAGCCGCCAGAGCTTTAGTCTTGTTGGTATAATCCGCTCCTCTAAGAATCTCATTTTGCAACTGAGACTCAAGATGAGTGACATACTCGTTTTTTAAATCGCGAGAGATCCGCCCACTATCTATTAGAGATTGGACCGCACGCTCAATAGCTTCATTTGCCATCAGACTCCTTTTCGACTCCCTGCCGGGGTTGGTATCTACGTTAGTAGGACTCCCATCGGAAGGGTTGGTTTAAGAGGTTAGTAACTTAGGCATTTACATCATGGCATCCGCTCCCGGCATTGCGCTGGAAGGAGGAGTTGCCATAATCAAAACCTGCTGACGCCATGCGTCGAGGGCTTCCATCATCTGGGATGCGATCTGTTCCGATCCGGGGAATGCTCTCGCCAGATCACTAATCATCTGCGCGAGCATGTCGAATTGTCCCAGCGCTCCCTGAAGAGGATCTACTCCCCCACCCATGGAAGGGACTCCACCAATTCCTAATAGCGAAGCAAGATCTCCTGACGGCCCCGCACCTGTCGGCGAAGGCGGATAAGCTCCACCTGCCGGACCCCCTGGCATTGGAGTCGCCATTTGATCAGCCCCTCCGGGCATTAGTGGCATTACTGGCATCTTTATTACCTTTCAAATAAGGAGGAGAAGTTGCCCTCTCCCCCGTAGCACTGAAGTAAGGATGTAACAAGGAACCTGAAAGCTCCCTCACTTAGAGTTCTATTTAATATCTAAGTATTAGTCAATAGAATAACTTAGAAGGATTAGAAATATTTAATAAAAAGGGTCTTGCAGAGTATGAACGAGTATGTATAATTGCTCGTGGAAACGACGAAACGAGTGACAATTGTGGTAGATAAAGGGATCTGGGAAGAACTCAGATCCCTTAAAGATCCTACTGGTAAGCACAATGTCTCCTATCATGCGAGACAGGCTTTTGAGCTTTATCTAAAGGTGCTTGCGGTTGAGGACAAAGAGTTATTTGAGAATTTGAAGAGATCAGAGGCCAGACAAGAGAATACATGCATATAGCTCATTTGGTGGTTCAATTCCATCTATGCAATCTGGAATCCCTTGTCGCTTAGCTTCTGTATTCCTCAATAGCTCAGTTGGTAGAGCGCTACGCTGTTAACGTAGATGTCCCAGGTTCGAGTCCTGGTTGAGGAGTACCTAATGAGATTGATCGCCATCAACGCTGGTTCAACTCCAGCCCCCGGCTCCAGATGGTCTTCCTTTCTGTGTCTATTAACTTGTGATGGAGGAAGATAGGTTAGTGAGGGAGACTATCTGATGCCGGGGTAGCAAAGCGGTCATAGCCCTTTGAGCTTAGCGATCATCATTATTTGTTGCGGATGGGTCAGTGCCCAAGAGGGCCTCATAAGCCCACTGCGCTGCGTGCGACTCGCAGATCCGCAATTTATCCGTAGTGGTGTACGTGCACGCCCTACCCTTCGGGCCAAGTTTAGTGGCCATTGAAGAGACTACATGTCCAACCCGCCAGGAGCATATCTGATGGATGTGTTGCTGGGGCTGGACAGCCAAAACTCCCTTTAAGCTATGCCACTATCGTTATTTTAAATTTGAAGGCCAGTAAAGAGATTACATGCTTCGGTCTCCAAAACCGAGACTCTAGGTTCGAATCCTAGACCCTCCGCTTTCTTGTGGAGGGTTAGCCTAAGTGGTAAGGCAAATAACGAAATCCTTTTACGCTTAGCCTTCAATAATTATTATCCGCCGTGGGGAATGTTCTAGTGATGAGCATTCCCCTATTTTGATTTATGAAACATCTAGTCTTCAGCGTTACAATTAAGGATTGCAAGGTCCAGACCTTTCGCAGTGGAGGAAAGGGAGGACAGCATCAGAACAAGACTGAGAGTGGGGTTAGGATCATCCATCATCCTTCCGGAGCTAGAGGAGAGAGTAGAGAACATCGTCACCAGATCCAGAATAAGAGGGCAGCTTGGCAGAGAATGGCTAACACTAAGGAGTTTCAGAACTGGTGTAGGGCGCAGGTTGTTAGAAGGCGCATGAATAGGACTCTTGAAGAGATAGTTGAGGAGATGATGAGTCCTGAGAATCTTTTAGTAGAGTATCTACCTAAATGAAATTAACGATTGAATATTTTAAGAAGTGGTGGAAGGCTTTTCGAGAGAAAGAGGAAAAGGTAAAGATGCTAACCTGTCAATACGGACCCAAATTATATTTATGTCAGGAATGTTTCTATACCTACTACCATCCCATTGGTACTGATAAAGACCCAATGAAAATGCCTTGGAAGGATTAACTAAATGGGAGTGCCATCGTCCTATTTGCTGGCCCCTCTACGAAAGAGTTCAAGTCTCCCCTAGATCGTCTCTGGGTGTGGGATAATGGTTGTCCGCTAGCTTTGGGAGCTAGTACACGCGGGTTCGATTCCTGCCACCCAGATTAGGATAGGATAACCAAACCTCTTGGCCCCATAGCTCAGATGGATTAGAGCACGCGGTTTCTACCCGCAAGGTCGGGGGTTCAAGTCCTCCTGGGGCTATCTAGGATAGGTAACAAAGCCGGACTAACAAATCCCTCAGACCTATCCTAACTTTGCAGGCGTAGCGTAATGGTATCGCTTCAGCCTTCCAAGCTGAGAATTGTGGGTTCGAGTCCCATCGCCTGCTCTATACTGCAATTTAATATGTCGAAAATTGTATTGTATTGCATTGGCTAGATAGCTCAGGTGGTAGAGCACTGGACTGAAAACCCAGGTGTCGGGAGTTCAACTCTCCCTCTAGCCATGAAAGGAGAAAGTAAGGATGGCAAGAAACTTAGAAGAGAGAAAAGAATATGAGAGAAGGAATCTCATTGCCTCTCTAATGAAGATCGAGCATGGGAAGTTGGACGGATATCTAGAGATGGGACTTCAGGCTGCCAGGGCTGAACCTGAACTTCTAGCCCATCTTATTTCATGGAATAGAATAAAAGGAAAGGTAAGAGATAGTAAGATCGCCTATCCTATTATTAGCCTTAGAGTTCTGGGAAAGAATGAGGCAACGCTGGCCGAGAATTCAATCGCGCATCTGCTTACCCTTTCCCCTAGAGATCTGGTTAGGGCTTATAACTTCTCCAGGGAACTAACCAGGAGCGGAAAGCCAATAAAGAACGGCTTTAGAGATCTCCTGGAAGTAGCTCTTCATGGCTATCTTGAGGTAAGACAGCAGAAACCTAAATGGTGGGACAAGACTGTCCTGCAACATAGAGACTCGATGAAGAGGCTTTATCGGCTGTCCCATCATAAGCCGACTAAAAGAGCGCAGGAGATTCTCTTTGAAGGAAAGTATCCAAGCGGATCAGTATTCGAGAAGGTGGCTATGTTAGGAAAGGTAACGGCCAAGGAGGCAGCGGCCCTAATTCTGGGGAACGATATACCTTTCCAGGTAGTGGTCGGAGCTACGAGTAACATCAAGAACAAGGATGTTATTCTGGCGTTACTTGAGGGAGCTACAGGTAACCAGATTGTTACTAACTCCAAGATGTTTGAAAAGTTAGGAGTGAAAAACGATCCAGTCCTTATGGCCGCTTACAATGCTGCCCTTCTTAGAGCAAAAGAGGACAAGAAGCTCAATGTCCTTAAAGCGGGAATCGCTGCTGAGAGAAGCGAATACTTCGCCGATGGTCTGCTTAACTTGCAAGCTCATGCTACAAAGCAACTTGGATCGATTGAAGGTAACTGGCTCATACTGGCAGATGCCTCAGGTAGTATGTCCACATCTATCGAGCTTGCTAGAAAAATAGCCTCTCTTATTACTGAGAGAGTTAGTGGGAAGGTATGGCTGATCTACTTCAATACCGCTCCTACTCCTTTTGATGTGACAGGAAAGAACTACTTTCAGATCAATAACCTGACTAAACATGTAAAGTCAGGAGAAGGAACATCGATTGGTTGCGGACTATCCTACCTTGACTCAATGAATGAGGAAGTAGATGGGATAGCAATCGTCTCGGATGGAGGAGATAACTCGCCGCCATACTTTGTGCATGCTTATAGAAAGTATTCAGATAAGTATGGGAAGGAGCCGACTGTCTATCACTTCAACGTGGATGGAGACATGAACGCAATCTCCGATCCTAAATTTCCTACCATTATGTCCATGGATGGAATAGAGGTCTTCGATGTGAGAGGAGGAAAGGTTGACTATAATAGCCTTCCTAACATCGTTGAGACACTAAGAGTCAATAAATACAGCCTCTTGACGGAGATCTTAAACGTTCCTCTCCTTACTATCGAGGAGGTGCTTAATGCCTGATATGACTTGGGAAGAACTGTCAAGAATGCTGGCTTCTGATCTAATGAAAGATCTATATTGGTCAGGACCAGGACGAAATGTCTCAGGGAGAGCAATTCCCCCACAGAGAGTAGATCAGATTATGAAGGAAAGGAGGGAGCAAAAGATGAATACCTATGAGAGACAGTATGTTAAGAGCTTTATGACTATTGAGTACGGAACCGCCGCCACTATTCCTCAGTTGATTATCGCTGAGGCATACTTTCAGGTGGTTGCCAACCAGATCAAGGCTAACGGTCACGATGTTCCTAAGGAACTGGATGAGGCTCTAAGAGCCTGTAGTAGAGATCTTAGCGAGAAGCTAAGGGCTGACAGGCTAAGAGAGATCAGAGGTCTTGAGCTTCAGGCTGAGCAGTTGGCCACCGCTGAGGAAAAGAGAGCCAAGATCAATGAGCGTCTGAAAGAGCTTAGAGAGCTAACAAAATAATGGATGAACTAAAGTTTTGGCAGGTCTATTTGTCTATCCCGCCCCCGGAAGGGAAGACCTGGGCCACTAATAAAACAATAGGCATAGTAGCTGGAAATGTTAAGGACATAGTAGAGTACGTAGAAGATCACTATCCAACAGCTACTATTTATAACATCCAACATCGCGGAAGTATTGAGGTACTCATCAATACTTAAAAGAAAAGGGGGAGACATCAATCTCCCCCAGCTTTCTGTTAGAAGGATAATCCTAAATGAATAGGATTATATTAATAGAACCTTTAAGATTCCGCAATAGTCGTCCTAGTCGGAACTCCTGTTCCATCAGTTTTTTCTTCCATCCTTGGAGGCTTCTGCCCACTCGGAGGTCTTCCCTCCTGTCTATTCCCGCCCTTCAGCATTCCTTGCATAGCCCCAGCCATTTGCATTAGAGGATTCATTCCCTGGACTAACATCTGAATCTCAGTCATCTTCTGAGCCTCTTCCGCTTTATATTCAAAGAACTCCTCCACTCTCTTTTCAGGATTGGGGATATCGAACTGTTCCATCAGGTAGATAGGAGACAATGGAATTCCCATCCTACCAAGCTGTAAGAGAAGTAATCTCCTGGTGCTCTGAGTCATCTGATAGATAGAGTTGGGAACGATAGAGAAGTGGAAGTTTCTCATGTGAACTCTTGCTCTCTCGCTCCTAGTTCCCCCTCGACCTACGACAGGAAGATCAAGGCTACTAGGGACAAGAGTTGAAGGATCAAAGTCAAAGTCCTCTCTAGTTACTCCATCCCTTCCTAATATCTGGAATCTCTTCCTAACACTGTAGAACTCAAAGAACATCGCCTTCCATAGCTCTCCTACATCCCTGATCGATGCCTCCATGTTACGTGACATATCAGTTGCAATAGGGCCAGCCATTTCAGCCAACTTCTCAATAGTGTCAGCGCCCGGAACTTGAGCCGCCTTAGCCATGGCTGTCAGGTCATGAAGGCCCATCAGCTTGGTAGCTCCCTCTTCGATCCGCTCCAGGAAAGGAAGGATGTCTTGTCCCATCTGGTAGTAACGAGGATCAGCCAGGAGTTTAAAGGGCTCTCCCATCATATTCCTCATTCCAATGACCTGTCCTCCCACCCTTAGATCGATCTTAGCTGCCTCCGCGCTCACCCTATCCTTATCGTAACCTACTGGTGGACGCAGGCGCGCATTGGCGGAATCATCATATGCTCTCCAGAGAGAAGTGAACATCGACTGAGACTTGGCTGGATCTTTGGTACTTGGGATTCCACAATACTCAAACGGCCAATCGTCAAGACGGAACTTAACTAAGGGTACTTGTCCATGCCACCACCTGGACGTATCATCATAGAGAATAGCAGTTCTAGTGGCGGTAATATGGCGGCGATAGGGAAAGAGCCTTGAGTCATGGTAGTCCGCCTGACGAGTAATAGGCATTCCCGTATAAGGATCGTTTATTCCAGTAGGAATAGGAGAGCGATAGGAAGGGACATTGTATTCCCATGGAGAGCCTGAAACCCCTTTCTTTATTGGGCCTTCAGACATATTAACCTGACCATCGAGAATATAGATATCGTAGACGGTTACTAACTGTCTGCCTGCGGGGTCTTCTCCCCGATAACCTCTATTAGTACCATAGGTATTCTGGACTGTCGGAGTTACCTTATCAAGCAGATTGTTAACTAACCTTCTCCACTTAGATACCGCCTCTCCATCAGGAGAGATAAGATGGGCAGCAAGAGGAAAGCGTCTCATCACATGGAAGATGGGATATTGACGCCGGATAATGACAGCATAGGCTTTTTGGAGGTCCCAATCCTCAGGAGAGATTTGGATAGGAAGAACAGCATCAACTCCTAGAGCTTGAAGAGATATCTCTCCATCTCCTGGAGCCCAGTAACCAGGGTCCCATTCCATGACCAGATATCCTGTCCCCTCGACCGCCGCAAATTGAAGAGCTTCCCTCAGCTTGCGATCCGCGAAGGCAGCCAGATACCAGTGAAGATATCCCTTATTTATAATCTCAGCCTGTCCATCCCAATCTTTATTATCGGTCTTAAAGGAAGCAATAGGACGAGGATTAGCAAGTGTTCCCACTAGCTCCCTTATATTCCTCTTAACAAAGTTTTTCGAGTTCTTAGATAATGTACGAGGAAGTTCATCGAAACCAATATCAGCCATGATTCGATGAGAGGTATCGACAAATCTATACCCACTCTGTCCTCTAAGGAAGATCTCTCCCTCTTGAATACACTCATTCATCCAGGAGAGGATACGCTGAGCGCTTGGCCTCGTACCATCCCACTGATACGGAGCCTCATATTTGGACGGTCTACTGGAACCTGCTCCCGCTCCTGTTACTACCGCTGCTGATTGCCCGCCTTGAGTCGTCGGCATATGATACCTCTCTTAGTTATTAGTTACTTTATGTTACTCCGTTGTTACTATCTCTTCTCCGATTGCCCAGATAGAAGGTATTAAGTTACCATCTGGAATCTCATCAAAGGAGGAATGATAGAACCAGACAGAGACAACGCTATCGCATTGTTGAGGCTCATAGAGAACAACTCTATAAATTTCGGCATCCTCAGGAATATTCTTTATCCTAGCTTTTCCCTTCAAGCAATTAGATAGAAGAGTATTAGTAACTAAATAGATACATAATCTTCGATATCTATTATCCATCGTAGTTGCTCCTGTCATTTTCCATCGCAATCGAGAAGAACTCCCTAAAGGAAGATCCAGGACGAGGACGACGGTTAAAGAGGGCTTCCCGGTAAATATCCTTAGCGACAGGATCATCCTCCTGTCCCATCCTATATGCAAGATTGGAACGAAGCTCCCTTTCCATGGCCTCTCTAGCTCTTTGAAATCCTTCCTCTCTCCTATCTTCCTTACTCTTTAGTTGGGAGTTTATCTCTTTAGCATACTTCCGATATTCAATTGCGGATCGTACTTCAAGTCGTTCAGCATTATGGGGAGTCTTACTGTCCGCACCTCCAGCGACACCGATAGTCCCATCGGCATACTTCCATAGGACGATAGGAGTTCTAAGCTGAGCGTGAGGAGATCTTGGAGAGATCCATAGAATGTCAGCCCAGGACCCGCACTTGGGACACTTAGTCCTATCCTTGTTGGACAACTTTTCAAATTGGTGTCCATTCTTTCTACATTCATAAGTTAGAAATCCCGGCATCTTTACTCCTTCTCAAACACTATCCTGGGATAAGTAGCCTTCTGAATAACCCAAACTACCCCACACTTGGTACACTGATGGTGATAGCCCGGATCTTCCATAGGCCAGACAAGGCCAGTGTTCATCATCTCTCCCTCACAATTCTCCTGAGGACAGGGCCAGCTCTCCTTATAGGGAACTTGCTTAATCTTCTCTACCTCAGGCTTTCCTGGAAACCAATTAGCCATCCTTACTCCTTAATATCTAACTATTCTTGAGTCAACTAACTCAGGAATATATTCCACATATCTAGAGGATCTGCCAGTTACCGTGTCTCCTACATAAACAGGTAGACGCTCCACTAAAGCTTCATAATCCTTCTTATCTACATAAGGGGTCGGCACTGTTCCATAAACTTCAGGATCATACCATGCACAGAGGAGGATAGAAGCACCCATGATCCTATCATCGTGTTCCCCTTCTGTCGCTTCTATCCTCTGACGATCCAGATTATACTCCAGGGTAGCCATTTCCTTAACAAGATAAGGAGATCTTACTAGAAGATTACCATCTCTTACCATCTTACGAAACAGAGAGATCATCTTAGGACGGTTACCCCTGGTGGTTCTCCATCCTACCCTATCCTTAAGAGAGCGAGGACGCCGATTAAACTGCGCGCCGGTGTCCCCAATTAAGGTAAGATCTCTCTCCTGATAGAAGTTGGTATAACCTCTCTTCATCATTTCGGTCTGGGCCGCATCTCCAGCCGCGATGTTAGTCTCTATTACTACTAAAGGTTCTATCCATTCGTTTCTATTTACCGGATGACGAACAGTATAGAGATGAGCCAAACAGTAGATATATGCCCATAGATCATGAGGAGCTATTTTGTTACTAGCCCACTCAGCCACCTGTTCGTCAGGATGAAGAGGATTAGCTTTTTTGATAACTCCAACCACCGAGCTATCCTGTTCTACTCCTTCAGACGGATCACAATAAATACCATAAGTCTCTCCTGTCATTGGCCACTCCCAGATAAATAGTTTGAGATCCGGGTTTCCATCCGGCCATCCGTCGCTTTCCACCGGATCAAGACTAAACTTATCAAGGACGAATCCATCCTGAGAGACAGCATTTGCTGAAATAGACTCTCCTACTATCTTCTGATCCGAATAAATAAAAGGAATGCTATCTCCAGAGATCTGATAAACTCCAATAGGCACGGCCTTTCCAGCGTCATTACGGCAGGAACTCATCGTCTCGATAGAAAAGACGGATGGATTACTATTCTGGAATGCCTCGTCAGCAGACGCGGGAAGCTCAGTAAGAAGAGAGTGAAGCTGTTTCATCTCTCTCGCTTCCTCGTACTTCAGGTAGTACCACCACATTTGACGAATGGACATTTCCCATTCCTCTCCTAGAGCTTTCCTAAGAAGAGAATTAGATAAGACGTAAATTCTAGCGGCCTCAGCATGCTTGACTACATAGTCAGGAGGAGTCCACCCTTCAGGAGCCGGACGCCTTCGCCATTCCCACTCAGTAGGATAGAGATCAGTTCCAACATACCATGGCAGAAAGATCGGCTTATATCTAGCCAGCCCCTTGACATCCATCTTAGTCATTAGTTCCCAAGTGCGATGCCACCAGTTACCAAGGCCATTAGCCGTTGACTCAAGAGCTAATAGAGAGAAGGGATTCTCGTGCATGGCTAGGTAGAGGGCAGCGTCTACCAGTTGAGCCGGATCTAAGAAGGTAGATAGCTCTGAGAGGTGAGCGATGGTAGGAGTAGCTCCCCTGGCCATTCCTCCCTTTTGGTTTCCCCACTGAACATTGATTGAGGAATTGAGATCACTGAACTCTATCAACTCTCCTGCTCGATATGCTGTCCTGCGAGGACGGAGCCAATAAGGAAGGTTATTCCAGTTGAACTCAAGCTTTCCTACCATCTCCCTGGATTTCTTTTCCTCAGCGCTTCCCGTATACGCGCCGACGTTATTCCAAAAGAAGACGCGTTGAGCTAGAATAACTTGGAATAGAGTAGTTATTCCTAACTGGCGGGCCTTTAGAAACATGAACATCAAGGCCCATCCCAGTTCCTCATGCTCACCCATCACCCTTAGGATTATCTGTTGAGCTAAGTTAGGATGGAAGTTGACGATCTTTGCTTCCCAGTTTTCGATCTTAGCGTAATAAGAAGAGAAGTGAAGGAAGTCAAGCTTACAGAGAGTGCTCTCGACCAATATCCATAGGCGTTCCTCTCGCGTGAAGTCACGAGTCAGAAAGCCCCGGCTATCGAGAAGGGAATCGAAGTGAGCGCGCATCTCATCCCTCTCCCCGCTGGTAGGAGGTCTTAGACTCCATCTAGGAGATAGACCATGCTTTTGAGCAATGATCTTCTCTACTTTTAGGATGTTACTTTCTGTTACTCTTCTCGAATACACCTGTTATCTTATCTTTCCACCTTATTACTACCAGTGCTACTTTAGTTACTTTATGAAGTAACGAAAAGTACCTAGAGAAAGGAAGATCATAGTTATACCAGATCGAGAGAACTGTTCCCTTAAAGGTCTTGGGAATCCCGTTATCCTTGAAGTTCTTCTCAAAAGTCTCTACTGCCTTAGTTACCCTAACTCGATATGCTTCTAGTTGGTCTATTCTCTCAGGAGGAGAATTGCTCTTAGTTTCCTCTAGTAACTTAATTATGCTCCTCATCGTTATTCCTTACTTCTCTATCGATATCGTCTATCGTCTCCTTAAATTGCAGGAGAGGAGTCTTCATTTTATCCTTCTCTCCCTTAAGGAGAACATTATTCTGATTGTTGACCTGAATGTTAATCCCGCCCTTCTCGTCTATTACTCCTGCTATTTTAAGGGCGAGTTCGCTATCCTTAGTTCCATCCATGGATTTGGCGCGGGCCAGGACGGCATTCATCACGTTGAGGGAATCAAGGGCGGCGCGGGTATGGACAAGTCCCGTCATCATCAGTTTGACGCCTCCCTGAAGCTGAGTCAGGAAGTCTCTAGCATCGAAGTTAAGAGAATGACAAACCTGGTTAAGGGTAGGAAGTTCCTCAAGTAGTCCTTCCCGATATTGAAGCTCCCACTGACGATAGAGAAGAATGAATTCTATCCAGCGTTCATCGGCATTCTCTCCCTGTCCCGCGACAATGGACTCTATCATTTCGACCGCGTTAGGGACAGAACCAAACAGAAGATTCATCGTCCAGTCAATAGATCCGGGCTGACTCGCGGGAGGAGCGTCCAGCCGAGGCTTCATTCTCGTTAGACCTCCTCTCCTGGTGACCAGCTTCCCTTGTTTATCTAGGGGATAGTCAATAATAGTACTAATGGCCTGCTTGTTTGTACTCATTACTCTCCCTTCCATCAAAGGAGTTATGAACTAAAAGAGGAATACCTTGTATATTACTAGACATAATAGGGATACATTCACAACTTACACAAGTAACATGTTCCCTAATATCCATTTCAGGTACTACCTCCACTAGGTTAACTAGAGGTCCATCAATGTGGTCTATCACAAACCAACCCTTAGTAGTTCGATCTTGGAGCATAGTCCCTCCATAGTTCGTCTGAAGACTTAGCCGGATCTTCCTCTCCTAACTGGTAAAAGTCGACATCTTCCACCGAAGGTTCAGAGGATGAAGGAATGGGGAAAGCCCTTTCCAGAGCCTCCGCGATGCGTTCCACGGCCTTAGTCAGGCGAGAGAGATCAGTTTTAATTTCTATTAAAGCCATATTTAACCTCTCTTGAACTTAACGTTAGGACGGGAGATCTTACTCATGGAGTTAGGAGGGGGAAGAGAATTAGTCGGAGGAACCAGTTCAGGAGGAACAGGAGGAGTTCCTACTAGATCATCTAGAGATACCTCAGGAAGTTGATCCGGGGTAACCACCAATTCCCCGACCTCTCCTCCTCCAACCATTACCTCAACATTGGTGGGAACTCCATTTTCATCATAGGAAGGAATTAACTTAGCTTCCCGATGCGGGGCACCGCTTCCAACATCCACTCTGCGAGCTACTCTCCTCTCCTTAGGATCGGAACGGAGTTCATTGATGTCTACTTTTCCTACCGTACCATCAGGTTTGAGGAACTCGGCGGTAACAGGAAGGTTAAACTTCTGGCGATCTTTATCAGGAATATTAGAAGGGATCTTCTCTTCCTCAACTGAAAAGACAACTATGCCTTCGCCTGACCTGCCAAATCCCACGGATAGGCGGACATTCTTCTCAAGATCTACTTCTACCTCGCCTCCGACAATGTGAGATAAGTTCCGGCCATTGATAATAGTGGTTCTATCCTCTAGTTGTTCTATTCTGATTTTGATGGACCATCCCACTTTGGGATAGGTAACGTGGACTTTCTGAAGGCGGGTCTGATTGATAGTTGAGAACCTGAAACTCTCTCGCAGATAATCCAACATTGGGAGAGTGTCATCACTATCGAGGCCGACTTTATCCAACAATTTGTTAGCTATAGTCAGAATATGATTCTCAATCGAGTCTCTAACCTCAACTCCTGTTAAGGGTCTAGCTTGGCGGTTAGCGAGTGCATCCCTAGAAGGAACATTTACAGACATTAACTACTCCTTACTTTAATTATTAGAGATAATTCTCTAATATTCATACTTCTATCATACTTATAGGGATTTGACAATATGTTAAAATAATGATAAAAGGAGCGTAGCGACAGACCCCAACCCTACCCTTAAGAATAATAAGGAAGGATTATAACTTTCTCCCGCCTACCTTGTTAAGGCCCAACCTGTTCCTACCCGTTGGCAGACTATTTATTTTTTAATAGTGAGTCAAAATGACTCACTTGGGAGATTTCTCTCGCAAGGATATAATTATATATTTCTAATATTACTAAAGGGATTAAGTTTTATTTATGAGACACTAAAAAAAAAAAAAAAATCCTGTGAAAAATAAAAAAAAATTCCTCTGAAGTCTTAATAATTACTAATAATCCTCTAAACTTAAAAATAAAATAAAATTCTCCCAGAAAAAAAAAAATAAAATAAAATTCCTCCAAGCCTCAATCAGCGTCTACACTCCCTGCCCCCCACCCCTGTAGACAACTGGACGGCCTACACGGTCTACGGGGCAGGAGGCAAGCCACACATCCCCAG